AGGTTCCCTTGCAACTTTTGCAACCAAGATGATAGTATCTCTGATCGGACATATCCCACATAGATGAAAAATAACTGTTCTTTTCCTTTGGCGTTCCAAAATAAACCTGAACACCGGTACCAACTGATCCATACTTTGCAGCAGTTAAAATCTTTGTGGCATTACCTATTGATTGTGCAAACATGTCCTGACAATTGCTGACTACTATTCCTCCAAGATTTTTGCTAGTTTTTGATGTAGTTACAATAAAATTATGGTTATCCTCAACCTCAATATCATAAACGACTTCTTTGTAATCTAACTTTATTATTTTATCAACAGATGTGACGCTAGTTACAAGTTTTCCTTCATTCCATTTATATTTATCATTATCTTTATCAGTGTTTAGAATTTTATATGATATATTGTCATGAATATATGGAGAAATTAGTTCGGATAGCTTCTTGAAACCATCCTTATTGAAATATATTGAGTAATACTTCTTATCCTTTTTTTCGCCAGAAAGATAAGACTTGTAGTGACAATTTATTCCAAGTGACTTAAATTTTTCAACAAACCTTTTCTGTGAATCTTCATCAAAAGAACATGTTGATAAACACGCAGATCCAGATTCGCCCCATTTTTTAACGCTGCCATCATCCATAAACCATATGGCAATACCTCTTTCATCAAGGCTATCCAAAACCCATTGAGGGCAACTAATCTTATTCTTTGGTAACGCTGAATTCAAGCCAAATAACTTGGTAGTAAATTTAATGGCTGGCTTTTTACTAAAGCCATTTTCTTCTATTGTAACAATATTAGAATCAAAGAATGATGCCTTCCACTTACAATAATTTGACTGTGATTTTCCATGAATCACGCTCATCCTATACTTTCCATTTCCACAGCTTGCAATAGAGCCGTCGCCAAGAAATGAACCCAAAACTATTTGTAATTGATCAGAATTTAAATTTCTAACAAATGTTCTTGTGGCTGGGGAGGACACTATTAGACTTCCGATCGTGAGATTTTCCGCCATAATCCAGCCCTTAGTTGTTAAAAATTTATGATTTGGCGTACATCTAACTACCCTATTTCCAAGATGTAGTTCCAATAAGCTTCTCTCGCCTCTATTCCAAGCATTTTTAATCTTTTTAAATTCAAAGCACTTCAATTCTTCATTGTAACTCTTTACAAGTGGAAGTTGCTCACCTTTTACAAATAGGTCAAAAACTCTTCCTATTTCTATTTTTCCAGAATCGGTTTCTATAAATGTGTTGTATGGAAAGCATTCATCAAAAAAGATGGCATCAACCGTCATACCGCGAATTCTATCCGCATCTTCACCAATACTATCAATCCACAAAGTGCCATTATTAAACTGCTTCATCGTTAAGTTGTCGGCAGCATTTGTTGATTTTAATTTATTCTTTATTAAAAAATTATCTTTCGAAGTTCTGATCAAACTTTCTAGCTTATCTTGGGAAAATCTCTTGACGAAGTGCAAAGCAGGAAATGCATGCAGAACTTTCATGTTCTGGAACATTCCACCGTTCGTAAAGTAAAGATCTAGAGCGGCGGCCATCATAGTTGCACCAACCTGTCGTCCCTTTTTAATAACGACAGGTTTTCCGTTTTTCTGAGTAGCTTGAAGGCCGATATACCTATAGATATCAACCATGAACTTCCAGCCATTACCAATAATTCGAAACTCTTCGCCATCAAGTCTCAAATTATTTTGTATAAAATAAGCAGGATCTAAATCAAGGAAGTTACTTTTTATATTATCGAATAACTCTTGTTCTTTCTTCTTTAACTCATTCATAAAGACATATTACTACTTTTGAATTGGCATTGCGTGATTATAATAATCCGCAATATCGTCTCCTTGTACCGTATCTACATTTATTTTCTCATAAACCACAGGTTTATCAACTGATGGCATTTTTGACTTTATACTTTCGATATATCTTTTTAGTTTATCAAAGTCTATTTTAAGCTGATCTATATCTGAAAAGTTGTTGCGGCATCTTTCTATAGCGTTTAAATTATCAAGATGTGGCTCGCTACGAAGCATGTCAGAAATAAACTGCTTTATCTGATCTACCTTTTTAACTCTATCGCAAATACAAGATTCCGAATTTCCACAGGAACAAGCTGTGGCCGCAGTTTTACTATTAGACTCTTCTGAACCTTCTTTTACATTAATGAAGGTTTCAAATCCAACTCTGCTCATAATGTCTTTCATCTTGTCTTCAATTGTGGCGAACTTCTCATTTTTTAAGAAAACACCGGGAGGTGGAGGGGGAGCTACATTCGCAACTTTTGGCAAATTTCTAGAGAAATCATCCAGCCAATCTACTGTGATTTTATATCTCTCAACTTCATTTGTTCTTGTTATTCTTTTCATTTTATTTCCAAATTTTTATGAGAAATAATTCTTTATAAACTCAATACCGTAGTTTTCTTCTTTTGATTTGCTTGAATCCTGCGAGAAAGTACCGCGATCTTTAAATATTGGGAACCCGCTATCCATTACGACCTGCATTATTGAGAGCTCGTCTCTTTCATTCAAATCGTACTTCTTTTTAAGAAATTCAAATACTTCTTCAAAAGGCTTTCCGCCTGCAACAACTGAGTTGATTAATATTCCAGAAATTGCGCGTTCAAAGGGGGTAACTACAACTCTTAGTTTTGGAGAAAATGCTTTCTTTTCCATAGCTTCATTTTCAATCATTCTATCATAAACCATCTCTATATCTTCTTCCATTCCTTCGAAAGCTTCCTTCTCAATGCTGGCGCTCTTCTTCATGTCCTTAAGGCCGGATTTTAGTTTTGTTAGATGATCCTTGAGAACAATCAAATCCTTCATGATTGAAACTCTAACCTCCTCAAGTCTAACAACGTCAAGAACGTCCTCCATATCTTTCTTTATTGCGGAAGATATTTCTTTATTGATACCGTCGAGAAATCTTATGGCTCTTTCGCAACCAAGGGTGCTTTTACCATCGTGTGCAGGAATGCCTCCGGGATACATAGATTCGACATATTTCATAAAGCTTTTTACATTCTTGTTGTCTTTCCAGTCTTTTACGAAATCCATCGGAAGTTCTTCAGGCACTGACTCATGATCATCTGCCGAATTTACAAGAGCATCGCTACCGGGAATCTTCTCTTCAAATACAACCTGCTCAACTTTCACTGGATTTGAAGAGGAGGGATCTTCCACGTAAGATACCTGGGAGACGTGCATCTCTGGCTCTGAAGGATTATGAACTTCTTCTGAGAAGGCCACAACATAAAAATTATTATCTTTCATGAATTCTCCACTTTATGGTAAAAGACTGATAAGTCCATAATAAACTGTTCTAATATTGTCGTCGGCATAGTATGGCAACGGATATGAATGAGTTGGGTTTGATGTATTGCCAACATACATATGTGGGTATATTGGACTTCCATCTAAAGGTATATTTGCAGAGTTACTATTTGAAGTTGCTTCTCCAAATTTGCAGTCAACAGATTTTTTCTTTTCTAAAATAAGATTTGCATAAGGGCATGCATTTCCTTCTTCAGAGTTTAAAACAAATATTCTTTGATTATACTCTTTATATGCCTCGGCATCTTCAGAGTTTAAAGGAATCATTTCGAAAACTGATTTGCCAACAGATTTGCAACCTCCAGGTATCTGGAGTCCAAATGGGCATGTTTTGATTTTTCCTCTTAGCATTTTTATAAATTACCAAAATATATTAATATATTGTTAAGATTTTCATTATGACATATAGTCTAAAAGCAAGTCTTTTCGGATAATAAAATCCTTGTATGGTCCGACGAGCGGTATCTTTTTATATAAGCCCATCTCTTTCACATAGAAGAATGTTTTTTCCGAATCAATCAACATCGCTTTGTTTATCTCTGATGTTTTAGAAAAATCATCAGAGTCAAGATCTTCTTTCTTTGCATAAATATTTTTAGAATAATCAATAATATCTTCATGAATACTAAAGTTCATCTTTACAGCAAGATGTATTGCTCTAAAGACCCTTCTTTCGTCATTACCAAGGGATATCTCGGGTGGACATGGAGTTCTGATTATTTTATTTTGAATATCCTTCAGACCCATACCAGTTGGATCATAAACCCTTTCTGAAAAGAAGTCTTGGTGCATACTATCTATTGTGAAATCTCTTGAAAACGATTCTCCATATTTAATCTTATCGGGGTGATTTTCTGCAACATAACCTAAAACATTAGAATAAACTATATTTGAGCTAAAATCATAGTTTTTTAAATTATCAAGCATTGATACATGTTTATCTTTAAACATCTTGAATGTTTTATTTTTCTTTGAAGCAAAAAGAATTGATAGTCTAACACAATCATTTGACATAGTTGTTATGTCAAAATCTCTTATAGAGTCAAATGAAAGGCCAGAGCAATAGTCTCTTACGGAGCCACCGACAAGATATGGCTTATTTATAAAATATTTTCTATGAAGATCTACGAGAAGTGAGAAGTCTTCATAATTTTTTTTGTAAAAGTCGCCCATATCAATTCCTCAGACTTATGCTGCCGGTGTTCCTGTAGGTACTGCTGGCTGCGCCGAAATTGGTGCTGTGGCTGTTGCGGCCGTTGCACCTGAAGCCGCAGAAGGCTCTGGCTCAGCAGCCCCATCCTGCGCCACTGCAGGCTCAACTTCCGTAGGTTGATTGCCTGCCGCCAACTCCATAATCGCTCGATTATTAGACAACATGCCCAACATCTTCGTAACTCTAACTAGAGCATAAGAATAAGAGTCGATGAGTTTGCTCTGAGCTTCAGACAGCTCAGGAAACATTGATGCAATACCTATCTTATCCAAGATTATATCGAATTCTGCCAAAAATCTTATAACCCTCCTATCAGATAACATTCCAGCGATTTGTTCGAGCTTCTTTGATGCATCATCAATATTTACTGAGGAGCTAATAACCTTATCATATTCGTTTGGCATTGGTCCAGGGATCGGAGTTACATCCTTTATCATTTCCTCGCCAACCGTCTCATTTTGACGGTCCTGACTTCTTTTTTCTGCTGCAATTTCTTCTGGACTTTTTTCTGAAGTAGCTTCACTTGCCGGTGCCGCTACCACTTCGTTCGACCCTGGGGTAGGCTGCTGAGTTGCAGGGGCGGCAACAGTTGGGGAGGCGACTTCCTGGGCAAACTTTTTCAGTATGTTTGCGCCATCAAGAAAGCCTATCTTTTGAAGTTGATTTGCAGTTCCGAATGATATATCCGAAGCAGTAGAGTGCAATCTAACTTTCCCAATCTGAACATCGAGTTTGTGCAAGATCTCTGAGATTTGCTCATACTTATCTGGATCAACAAAATCTTCACTTTCTTTCAAGATTTTATCCATCCTTCTCCAAGCAGTGTTGAATTTCTTCTTCCATGTTTTATAAGAAGTTTTCATCTCAGCCTTATCTCTGGCGTCGTTGACAGAACTTTCAAAGGTGTGTGAGCTGCTCAGAGCATTTCCATAGTCGCGATCGCCACTGTAAGCATCTGTTCCATTCATTGGTAGGTAAAGTGATGATTGTTTTTTCATTTGCCCAATTCCATTTTCATTGCTATATTTTTTATTATTACCATCATTATAATATTTTACCCATCTCTTAAATTTCATTCTTTCTTCTGGATCTTTTATTTTTAACGATGCCCTATCCAAAGATTCCGGGTAAGAGTACTTTCCCTCATAAAAATTCGAATAAATTTCTTTTACCAGTCCAGACCAAGCAACTAAATCATACTGTTTTTGATATATTTCAAAGATCTTATCTCCGGATATGTTCGGATAAGCAACTTTTTTCATATCTGCATTTTCATCAGATGCTTTTGCCATATATAATTGAGAAAAAATTAAATGGTAGTAATCAGCGATTGTCTTGTAATTTTTGCGATCCCCACTATTATCACAGCTCTTCTTGATGATTTCTCGATCTTTAACGCCAAGCAGGTCTGCGGCAAGTTTTACTTTTGCAAAAAAAGAGTGATCTTCTTCGCTTTTTATTCCATATGTCTCTAGATTTATAAGTTCTTCATCTAGAAATTTGTTAAAATCATCTTTCATTTTCATCTATCTTATTTTTTAAACCACTAAGATCTTTTAAAAACTGATCGACATGAGCCATCTTATATTCTTCAAGTTTTGAGTTTCTTTTCTGATTATTCAATTGCTCAGAAATATTATCTATAATTAATTTTAAAATATGATCGGCTGGCTCTTTACCGGATTCTGTGTTACCCTTAATCCATTCTTTAAAATCAAAAATAGTTTTGATATTTTCTGCCCTTATTTTTTTCATTAAATATTCTCGCTACTAACATCTATCAAATAATTATTATATTCTGGCGAGTCGTAATTTAATTGCTGCATTCTTTTGTTTAATTTTTCCATAAAAATCAAGATCATGGATGGATCCATTTCTCTTATCAGGTCTAGCATGACCTCCTTTAATATCTTTACCTGAGAGTCTACAACCTGAACGCTGATATTATGCTCTATCTTTGTGTCAGCAACGCCTTCGACATACTTTTTCCAATCCTGCATGATAGCTCTCATAGCATTGAGATACTCTAGAAAAACTTTATCATGCTTAGTACTTCCGCCCGCCATTATTGCATTGAAATAAAATTCAAGTCTGGATGATATTAGCTTCTCCATTTCCAAGAGTTTTCTGGAAACATCTATTTCGTTTGAAACAATCTCATCTAATTTTTTCTGATATTCGGAAGAGTTGACAACTGCTAATCGAGCCTCATGAGAAGCGGACTCTTCCTCGTTCATCTTCCGTCTGTTTTTTATATCCTCTAAGAGGTCCCCTTTTATATCTAGATGTTTAGATCTAAAAGTTTGAAGACTCATATATGATATATGATATCTTTTGTTCTTAGGATATTTTGTTTTAAGCCACGTCTCTATATGTTTAACTGAGTCGCCATTTAAAAGTTTCTTTATAATCTCTTCTTTGTCAGGATGTCTGGATACTTTATTCTCAATCATTGACTCTTCCAAAAAAAATAGGAGGTTAGTTACCTCCTATTTTACTTTAACTTATATTAAATTTAGTAACCAACTTTCGTTTGTAACGAAACGCTCCCACCTGGTACTACAGAGCCGTCTTCTCTTTTGAATCCTTGGGAGTAATCATATACTTTTCCGGTTATTGGATCTGCAACTACACCATCAGAAACTCTTATTGCGCCCTGCCCAGGTCTATCTGGAGAAGATCTTGTGGATAGTGGTCCAATAGTTTCTGGTTTTTTTACTTTTACGGCAGGCTGATTTTCTCCTGGGGTTGGATAAAGCGAAGAACCTGATGGAAGGTCGAGGTCCTTCTTTTTGATTGCATCCTCTCTCGTCCCATAGTTAGTGACTACTGGATTCGGAGTCTGAAGAAAGCCAGAAGGCTCTATCTGAGAAACCTTATAAATTCCAGCAATCTTAAAAAGCCTTGCATCTCTTTTCATTTTATATCCTACTAGTTAAAGAAAATCTTGCTTGTGGTAAACCCAACACCATCTAGAGTCTCTAAACTTTCAGCTCTAGATCTATGTTTTGGAACTGGCTTTCCATTTTTATCAAAGTCTATCTTGCTTAATGGAAGCCCTAGCTTTGGACAATACAACTCTATAGAATTTGCCGTCTTGATCAGATCGCCTCTTCTTAAAGCTTCTTTCACAAGTGAATCATCAGATGATTTTGATGCATTCTTAATCAAAACCTGAAAGTCGCTGAGGGCGATCTTAAATCTCTCTGGACCAAATTTATCGCTAATGATTGTTAGGGCATCTTCGGCAAGCTTATAATCAGAGATTGCAACTGCTGCGGCTATTTTGTCAAATAGCTGAGAATAAGAGAGCTTATTCAGCTCATCAGAATCTCTGAAGAATGGTGCGCTCTTCTCGGATATGACGCCGGCTTCTTTTGTGAAGGTCTGAAAACCGGATACAGAGAAGTCATAAGACTTTTTGCCCAGAGTGTAGAATCTGGATGGCATATTTACAACGTCTCCAGAAACTTCGACCGGAACAACAACTTCCTCGTATCCAGATGTAGTTGGTATTCTGGCGGAAAAGGCTAACCTGTTCTTTTCGGAAGATGCTAATTTAACCTGTGGTCCAAAAGCACCTATTGAGGTAAGCTCTGAAGAAACAATTGCGGAAGCTCTCTTAATCAGGTGTCCTGGTAGGCCAGAGGCAGAGGCAGTTAGAACCTCCTCGACATCAATCATATCCTTTATGGCCGAAGGAACTACTGGGCTATAATCTGATACGCGATAAGATGCTCTCTGCTCTTCGAAGTCATTTCTTGCAGATGCCTTCTTGTTTATGGACTGAGACTTAAGTTCAACGAGCAGGGCTTCTTTTGTAATTGGCTCTAAAGAATCGCCAGCGATAAAAGATTTTGGTGGAGTTACTATGCCGTTTGAAATTTGAACTGGGATTTTTACAGATGACGTTGTAAAATCTGAATTTTTGTATGAAGCGCTGCAAAGAATGAAGTGCTCATTTCCACCGACGATATCAATGGATGCTGGGGATAGATTGACAGATGAAAGTTCCAGAGATGTTAATCTCTCGGCCTTCTTGATTAGATTTTTATCGTATGTTCCAAATGATTTATCTGCACCTAGAGAGAATATTCTGGAGAATGCATTTACTGTATCGCTATCCTCAGACAATGATACGGGCGCTCTTTCATCAGAGGCTCTCTTAGAGTGGCTGGCTTTTTCGGATGGCTTTAGTGCGGCAAAGCCATCAGGGAGCAAATCATTTAGCTCATATCTGAAGGCAGAATTACCATTAGAAAATCCATACATTTTATTGTAAAGATCGGCAATCTCCTTCTGAGAGATCATGGGCTGCTTGCTAGCAACCTTAGTCAGAACATCTCTCATGTTACCTATAAGCTGGTCGGAAGGATTGGTCTGAGAGGAGGATTCTAGTCTATTTACAACGTATGAAGTTGGAAAGCTTTTTCCGTTATCAATCTTATCTAGAGCACTCTTCGCTGCTTTTATTATTTTAGATAATGACATTTTTCACCTAGATATATTTTTTTAGTTCTGGAAACGTGTTAGCGAGGGATTGCTTTTTTGTAACTGGCTGCTCAGAAAATATCTCTTTGACGAAATTTTCGTCAGAGCCTGCTTTATCTAAGATTGCCGACTTGAAAATAGAAATATCCTCCGTGGAGAACCCGAAGTCCTCCGAGGAGAATCTGTGTATTGGGATATTTTTATAAGCAAGGGTTACATTACAGTTGTCGTAATCTGACGCTACAACCCAATCTCCAGAAGTTTTATAGTCAAATTTTGGATCCGAGGCTCTAACTAAAAATTTCTTTCCATCGATTTCGGATAAATTCCAAAGACCGTCGTAAGGATTGTATGGGCTGTTCGTAATCCTTACGACTCCAAAGGCAACCTTTTCAAAGCCAATATCGTCAGTTACCTCAATAATAGTTTTATCATTAAGGTCCCTGGATTGTTTTTGTAATAAATTTACTAAAATATTGTCAAGATTGCTTGACATAAACTTCTCCTAGGTAAACAAAAATCTATTTATTAATAGAACTAATATCTATTGCTTGCTTATAAATAGATTTGAGAATTAATGTCATTATATTTATATAGTTTTCTCTTTTATTTTATCCATTTCTTCTAGAAGAATCTGTATTTTCGGATTAGTCTTGCAAATCTTTTTTAATTTTTTAAAGATTCCACCATATCTTTTCTTATCATTCCTATAATCGAGATTTCCCCTAAGTGCTTTGTGAACTGCTGATTGCGTAATTCCTAAAGACTCTGCGATCTGATTTTGCGTCTTGCCAACAAGAACCATATAAAGAATCTTTCTCTGGTGCTCTGTTAGAAAGTCTCCATTAATTATTTCGTAAACCTGTTCCAAAAGATCAGATCTCAAATCTACCAACTCTTCCGATAACGAATTCTCGGCAAGAACTCCCGCTATTCCTTTGTCCTCAGAGAAGTTATTTAGTTTGCTCTGGTCAAAAGATATTTCAACGATTCTGTGTTGATAATTTTTGCTTCTGTTTTTCTTCATCACCACTCCAATGGAAGAATTTGATTTACCTCGTTGAAAAAATCTTCTTTTGCTTTCCCTGAATTCAAAAAATACTCTCCAGCATCTTTATAGCCAGATGGCAAACCTAAAAATCTAAGCTTAGCGCCTTTACTTATGAATTTATTATAAATCTGAGAAGATGATTTTTTTCCACCATCATCCATATCTAAAAAGAATGTAATTTTGTCGGTGTATCTTGATAGTTTTATGAAGTGGTTTTTTGAAAACGCAGTTCCGCAAACAGCGACTGTATTGGTTATACCGGAATCAAACATACTCATTTGATCAAAGTAACCTTCAACAACAAAAACATTTTGATTTAGTAGAATATCCCTCCTGGCGAGGTTTAAACCAAATAAAAAATTTGTTTTTTTAAACTTGCTATTCTTATATTTGGGGATATCAAGGATTGTTCTTTCATTTTCAGAGAGCATGGTCCTACCAGCCAATCCCATTGGATTTCCATATTCATCGCGAATTGGAAAGATTATGGAATAATAATCTGAAAAGTCGCTAGAACCATCATAATTCATCATGCCAATTTTTTTTAGAAATTCTTCAGAGACATGTTTGCATAATGTTTTTATGTTCTTTGGAAAAAATCCAAGCTGATATGTCTTAAACATATCTGTTGAAATTTTTCTCTCGTCAAACAGATAGTCTTTACCGACCTTTGTTTTTTTTAAGTTTTGATGACAAATATCTATTAGATTGTTTAGCTCCACAATCTCATTCTGATTCATCTTCTTTCTCTGCGGTCACGGCATTTGGCTTCAGTTTTTCCATTGCATGGACCATCATCTGGCTAATTTGGATTGTGCAATTCTTAGTTTGACAGTCTATACCGTATGGAACGCCATTAATAACTGTTGTCTCAACCTTTTTATTGCAATTAGAACAATTGAAGGTAAATGCTTTGTTTTTTGTCTTCATAAATATATCTTTGTTTCTTCGCATTGAAGATTTTGTATATTCAGAAACGTTAACTATTTCCTCATCGCATTTTCTGCATATAACTTGATTTGTATCAAGGTCCAAAGATCCTTCTGTCATACCATCTGATTTCTTACATTTATTATTGCAGTTAAGAAGCATTGCTCACTCCAGATCGTCAAAAGGTGTTTCTTCAGAATCCAAGCCTTCGTGACTACTTGACATGGATGATACTGGACCATCTCCAGACAGATATCTCTCTCTGCAAGCCTCTTCAAGCAGTTCCATTTTAACTGGATCTTGCAAATAATCTAGTATGGCTTGCTTGCCGTTAAACTTTTCATTTCCATAGGCATAGGTTTTGTTATTAGGTCTATCAACCAGTCCCATTAGGATGGCGAGGTTTAGGACTTCTTCATTCTTATTAATTATGCCCTTTGTGTATTTAACGGTGTAGATCGCTTCTCGGTAGGGCGCTCCGACTTTATTTTTCTGAATTTTTGCCTTAACCTTGTGTCCGACGATTTCTTCATTTTCATCTTCGACGCGATTGTCGGCGCCATTCATTGGTGCCATATTGATCATCACGCTACAAGCGTGCTTTAGAGCTTTTCCACCTGGCGAAGTATTGTGATTCAGGAATCCGTTTGCATAATAATTGTGAGTCTTGTCTATAGTGAAATCAACAACAAACATCTTTTCATCAAGTCTCTTTGCTTCAGGATGCTCATCCGCTCTAATAAACTTAGAGGCTTCATCACTATACACTAGGTGTCCCGCTGTTGCCTTTAGGCTTCCGATCTGATAATAAAAATAAACTGGCTCTTTTACGATTAAGTTTTGTATCAACGAGTATACTTTTTCTCCGGTTTCAAAATCGAAGCTTTCAATCTCTATGCCGCTGGATGAGACATCGAATATTCCCGGTTTTGAAAAATCAAAGTTACCTGCAATTCTATCAAAGAGCTCATTTACGCTAACTTCCTGTTCAACAAAATTCATTTTGCGCTCCTATTGCTTTTTTAATTATACTGCGAAGCTCATCTCTGCTTTGATGAATATCTTGTTCCCAAATTACAATAATATTATATCCGAGTGACTTTAGATTATTGATTCTTTTTTGGTCCTTTTCCCAGATATCTTTTGCTAAAACATTTGACATTACAACGTGGTCAGGTGAAAATAATCTGGGGTCTGCGTGCCAAAATGTACCATAGCACTCTATTATTATTTTTTTTAACTCTATTTTAAAATCAGGATAATAAGCATTATAATCAAATCTTGTTTCGTGCTCATAGACCCAATCCTCAGATAGCTCCGTTAGAATGCTTCCGACTATAAACTCATTTAAATTCATTTTGTAGCCGTTTAGACTAAATTTCTTTTTGTATCTCAGGCTTTTAATTCTACTCTCTCTTTCCTCTGGAGGTAGGTTTCTCCATCTCTCTTTTGACTTTAAGGAGATTTTCATCAACCTCGCTGGATTATTTACCGCCGCTATGAAATTATCCTTCACTTCTTTTTTATTCATTGTCTCTAGAAAAGACTTAATCCTCTTTTCTTTTGACTCATTGGAATGCAAAACTGACACGACTTTTTCTTTGTATTCCGCATTCTCAAATCTTTTTTTTGCAGCAGCTTTAATTTTTTCAGTCGCACCAGCCCTTGATCTGGCTAAATTTTGTTTATATGATTCTTTTTCTACAGCTAAGTTATAATTTTCTCTTTCTTTTTGCTTTATCTTTTTTAAATACTCGTTACAAAAATCAAGATCTTCTTTTTTTGGGTTACAATTTCCCACCCAAAAAGAAACGCAATATTCTATATTGAAATATTTTTTTCTAAAACTATAAAGTTTTTTTGCAATCTCTTCATCTTTAAAATAATAATGAAAATATTTTTCAGATGAAGATGATATTGGAATTCTCTTTCCATTTTCAGATATAAAGAATGGTTTCTCTTTTTTTAAGAATTCTTTTTTTAAACTTATTTTAAAACAAGGTTTATCTTTTAATATTGAAAATGAAAAATCAAAGTACTCAGATTCTAACATCTCGACCCCCCATACTCTACGTTTTTATTAGCACATAGAGTATGGGAGGGGGAAATTAAACCGCGTATCTAATCTTCACTCTTGTTGAGTATGGGTCTACGCACTCCGGATTCCCATAAAGAACGCCGGGATCCACCCTCAACTGGTTGATAAAAATAAGCGCAACGTTGGCTTCCGCCACAGCAGGCGTAAGCTTTTTTAGCTCTGTAGATAAAAACCGTGGCATTGGCGCCATATTTTGCTTTCCAACGGATGCATCTGCTTCCATTGGCGTATTCATTGCGGCAACAGAATCAACAACTATAACTCCAAGATTTTTGAATCTTGGATCCTCACCCTCTTTAACTAGATCCAAAACGCCTTTAACACTTTTGGTTGTTTTTCCAGTAGCCTTATTTGTAGTTGTTTTTCCAATCAGTCCTTCGAATATTTTCTTTGCATCATTTGTTTTTGCAACGATTATTCTTGATGTATCTAGACCAAGAGATTTTGCCCAAGAAGCATCATATGTAAATTCCGCATCAATAAACATGGCCGTATTTGATGGATGCTCATCAAGCCAACTCTTCATACATAGGAGAGACAAGAGCGTTTTTCCGGAGGATTCCTTTCCTGCCAGTTGGATAATTCTACCTCTCGGCATTCCGCCAACGCCCAATGCATAATCAAGTGATGCACTACCGCTGCGAATTACATCATAAGTTCCGACGGTATCAATGTCGCCATCCAGATAAAGACAGTCATCACCAAATAGGGATAGAAGTTCCTTTTCCCCTTCAGAAGCTTTTTTACTCATGTTATCTCCAATTTTTTTCAGTAGTTATGATTTAGATTTGATGTTGAAGGTGGACGCCATCCAGCCGGAGGTTGCCACCCAGAAGGGTTTGCCAAATCTTCGGATAGTACAGCCTCTGTATTTAGAAGAAGTAATGTTATACTTACCGCATTTTGAATGGCGGTTTTAGTAACCTTCTTTGGATCTAAAACGCCCATTTCAAGCATATCGCCGTACATTCTCCCATGTAGATTATACCCATACCAATAATTATTTTCAGACAAAATTCTGGATTCGACCTCACTAGGATCTTGGTAGCCGTTCTCAATTATCTGATAAAATGGACGCTTGCACGCACGCACGAGCACGTCTGCAGCCGCTCGATACTCTTGTGGCACCTGCTCCATCCGTATTGAAGCTGCGGCCCTTAGAAGGGCAATTCCGCCCCCAGGAAGTATACCGGATTCTATTGCGGCCTTTGTTGCACAAACGGCATCTTCTACTCGATCTCCCTTCTCTCGTAACTCTGCTTCGGTTGAATACGCAACACCTATAACAGCTGCTTTGTTATTTAGAAACGCAAGTCTCTCTCTGATGTCTTTTCGATCCATATCTCCAATTACATTTTCGAGAGCTTCTCGATAAAGCTTGCTCTTCTCTCTTATCGAAGACTCATTTTTTCTACCACCAATAATTGTTGTGAAGTATCTTGAGACGGTTATTTTTTCTGCAAATCCTAAATCATGAACGACCGCACTCGAAAGAGGTAAGCCATGGTCTTCCCCATAAACCTTTGTCCCGCACAGAATTGCCAGATCGGATAACCATTCGGAGTTATTCTTTCCCATCACCGGGTACTCTACCGTTACTGCATTAAGCCTTCCCTGCTTTCGGTTTAGAGCAATCATATCGATTGCCTCTTGCCTAATCGTCTTTGCAATGATAAGGATTGGTCGATTCTCCTTGTGAAGCTGCTCTAGAACTTGAACGAAATCTTGAACGTGAGTGATATCGCGCTCACAGATAAGCACATAAGCATTCTCTAGCGTGATTGGATCCTCGTCTTTCTTTAAGATTGCGGAGGTGGAATATCCAGCCTTTAGCTCTACGCCATCTGTATATTTCACTCGGTTTTCTGTTCCAGCATAAGCTTCTGCGGTAACCAAACCATTTCTGCCAACCTTCTCAAAAGCTTCTGCAATCACAGAGCCAAGTCCGTTATCATTATTCGCAGAAATTGAAGCAATATGTCTTATTTCATCAAATGACTCTATATCTCTAGAGTTCTGATCCAAATGTTTCAGTATGAGTGAGGTCGTGTAATTTAGACCGTCGCGAAAAAAGATTGGATTAATTCCAGAGGAAATTGTCTGCATACCCTCAGATAGAATTGCTTCTGCGAGAACTGTTGCTGTGGTTGTTCCATCTCCAGCAACGTCCGCTGTTCGCCCAGCAACCTCTTTTATCAGCCTGCATCCAAGCTCTTCAACAGGATCTTCTAGTACAACCTCTCGTGCAACGGAAACTCCATCTTTTGTGATTGTTGGTGCACCAACAAATTTGCCAAGGATGACATTCCTTCCATGTGGACCCATAGTCACTGAGACTGTTTTTGCCAGCTTCTTTGCACCAACAACAATCTTCTCTCTAGCTTCATTACCATAAACGATTATCTTTGACATAAGACCTCTTACTTTGTCTTTTTTTGGTTTTTTATAGCGTGACAATAAGCAACGGCAATTGCATCAGCTTGATCGAAATATTCCTTAGATATATTTCCAACCTTATTCAGGCCAACCTTAAAAGTTGGAAAGGTCGTCTTCATTAAGTTGAATATATCATCCTTTGATACGCTCTTGATATTTAAGCACTTTGATATTGTTGAGCGTATACTTGTTACCGGATATTTGTCAGTTTCAAATTTTAAAGTTTGCAAACAAATTAAAGAAGTTAGCTCATTAAAAAAGGATAGGACTATAATTGTTCTTGCCGTACTTCTTCCTGCCGTAAATCTGCTTGCATATGATTCTACTGCAACATGATCTGGATTTTCTTTCTCAAGAAGTTCTTTTATTTTTTCAGACGCTTTCATGGCCCGAAATGTCAAACTTCCCTTTGATGATGGCGGCGGCTTGATATGACCCGTCTTTATCAGGCTCATGCTGTTATCATCGTATTCTATTATTGCGTACCCAATTGTGCTTGAAGATATATCTAAACCTAAAACTTTTGGCATAGATATAGTATACTGCATAAAAAAAATGAGGCGAGTAATTTTGCATACTCGCCTCAAGAAAATAGAGCTAAGTCTTAGTCGAAATCAAAGTTGAACTTTGAGCTCTTTCCGGCAGGAGCGGTCTTCTGCTGAGCAGCTTGAGTGAATTCCTCATCTTCGTCGTCTCCAGATGACCATCCGAGGAGCTTGCAAATCTCTTCATCTGGCATTGGGCTTGTAATCTTATCAAGATTGATGCGATCGTTAAAATCGACAAACTTCTGCTTTAGGCTTGACTCCAAAGCTTCCTTTGGATTCGGAGTAACAGTATATAGCGGCTGAGTTCCCTTTGGACCCTTGTTGATGCTGATATCGTATGCAGTAGCCTTTCCCCATTTTGGATTATTGATTAGGGTCTGAATTCCCTTGAAGATCTGGCTTCCAACCTCAAGTACTCGAAATTCATTGTCAGAACGATCCAAGACCTTGATTAGGTAGCTAGGCTGAATTCGAAAGCCAGCCTCTTCAAGGCGTTTGACAAGCGGCTGATTTCCCGTTGGACTCAAAATCTTCTTGCTTGAGCCGTCCTGAGTTGTAATCCAGTGAACATAAGTTCGGATGGGGTTACTCATAACTCGAACGACATTCTCGCCCTCTTTTAGTCGCATGAAATCTGATGGACGCTTCTCTTTTGTGGCGCTAACATCATTCCAATCAATTTCGCCTGAAGTGAGTTCTCGTGACATATATTCTCCTTTTTTGTTTTTGTTGAACTAAGAATCAATTATCTTTTTACTGAATCAGTTTATTTCCACTCTATATCATCGCAAAAGTTTTCTTCCTCACTATTTGTTTTTTCGTGTTTTGGTAACTCTAACTCTGAATAATGTGGCGTTGCGGCAAATGTAGAATACCCTGATGATGCTTCAATTCCATAATCCCTTTTCATGTATGATTTCAAAGAATAATGCCACATCGAAAAATATTTTACTTTGTTCTCAAGCCACATCTTACAAACTTTGGCAATCTCAAGATCTTCTTTTGCCGAAATAACTTCGGCATCACTCTGAATGAACCACTCTTTTTCTTTTGCTGTTTTTAGCCCTGCTTCTTTTGCCCTAATCAGGGCTGATTCTGCCTCAATTTTATCAAGACGAATTTTCTTTATTGCAATGTATTTATCAACCTGCGCAATCTTCTCTTGGCACAAGTCCTGTGCTTCTATTGTGGTTACCAGATATTTTTCTGCAATATTTGTATCGATAACTCCATTCTTTGGTAGCACACCACCAAGCTTAAGAATGGTTGTTAGATCCATATTTTCTATGGAAAATTCAGTGATGTTAACGACTGATTTGAACTTCATTCGACCATTCCCTTACCACCCCTATATTCTACGTCGGCCTTTTATTCCGAATTGTTAATTTTATCTTCCATCTTTTTTATTCTACGCTCCATATTATCAACCTTATCTATAAAGGAATCTAGCCTCCTCATTCGTTGATTAAAGGAAACGTTTAATAAAAAATAAATGATAGGAACTGGAGTAACCTTCTGCAAGCTAGGGGATACTTGAATTATACATCCGGAATTATTCGTTTGAAATAAGCCAACAAAAGATTCTGCGCCGAAAATTTTTGATAAGCTCTCATAATACTGGAACTCCTCCTTTGTTAGAAGAATTTTTGTATTTGCAATATTTCGAATAGATTCAGACATCACTCTATCCTGCTTACACCCTTAAAAACCTTCTTTAGTGTTGGCGATGTGTCATACAGCTTTTTTAGCCTTTTTACACGGTCATCAACATCTTCGTCATCATCAGATTCAAAATCATCCTCATCGTCTGAATCCGAATCAGAAAGAACCTCTCTCCTAACTTCATTTCTTATTTCAGAGAGAGATTGGGCTCTAGAGACGGGTTTATGAGCTACTTTTGGTTTTTCTACCTCCTCTTCTTGTGCGCCCTCTCCGGACTCTTCTTCTGCTGCGAAATCATTCTGAGCGGGCTGGTATGTAACTTCGGGCACATTCTGAGGGGAGCCCGACTCCATTCTGTAAGCCTTTTCTAATTCAAACTTAAAAAATATACTAAGGTCGTATACAAGATTTTGAACAAGGTCTTTGTTCAGTTGTCCGGACAAGTTAATCATAAATTCTTGAGATTGAAGTTTTTTATTTATTGCGTTAATTTCACTAAAAACCGCATCCGAAAGCAGATTCGATCCACAGGACGGACAAAAGTTTTTAGCTATGCTAAATCGCATCTTATTGCTTACTTTAAAATTACACTTGATACAAGCAATCATTAATCACCAAAGATTTAGGGTTGATTTTACAATGCATAGAGAGACGCTATATGGATCGCAATTGCTTGCTGGCCTTCGATCTTCGACGTACCCTTTCCATTCGCGCCCCGTATCAATTGGTACTCGAATTGAGGAACCGCGATCTGATATTCCCCATGAGAATTTATCGATGGATTGTGTCTCGTGCCTTCCTGTCAACCTTGCTTCGTTTCCCTTACCATAATTCTGAATATGGTCCCAATGATGTTCGGAAAAGCATTTGAAGATGCTTTCAAAATGCTCTTGACCACCAACATCTCGCATCTGAGATGTGCTAAAGTTTGTATGACAACCAGATCCGTTCCAGTCGCCACGGATTGGCTTTGGAGATATATCAATATCCAAACCTTCGCTCTCAGCCATGAGATACAACATATATCTGCTAATCCAAAGATCATCGCAGGCTTTTAATGTATCTTTTGCAAAGCACTGATACTCCCACTGTCCTGGCGCCACTTCGGCATTTATTCCGGTAAGCTGAATTCCCAAGGATAAACACAAATCTAGGTGCTTTTCAACAAGCCCCCTCGCTTTGATTTGATTGCCGCCAACCCCGCAGTAGTATAGCCCCTGTGGGCGTGGATATCCGCCATCAGGAAATCCGACTGGTGTAAAGTTCTTTGTGATAAAGTATTCCTGCTCAAAGCCCCACCAAAAGCCAGATGAGTCCATCTTATCCTGAAGTTCTCTCAGCTTGCTTCTAGTATTTGTTTGATGAGGAGTGCCATCGGGATTGAATACTTCGCAGAGAACTATTGTCTTATTCTGATCAAATGGATATATCCTGACCGGCTTCAGAATGCAATCTGATTTTCTTCCTGTCGCCTGCTCAGTTGAAGAGCCGTCAAAATTCCACTCATTAGCAAATTTCAAAAAATGAGGCGCTTCATCAACAACCTTTATTTTGCTTCTCAAATTCTGTGTTTCGTACCCATCCAACCAAACATACTCTAACTTATGCGGCATAATTACTCCTTTATTCCGAAAATTTCTATTAGCTCTGATAGCGAAAGACTCTTTTGCCCAAGATACTCATCGACCTTGCATATTGCCTTAAATGGTATTCCATCTTTAAACTTTGTGCCATACTTTTCGTAATCATCCATCCATAAAGTAATTTCGGATGTATCTCCAAAAAGATCCTCGATGAGGTATTTTGCAAATTTTCTTCCTAAGTTTTTACCCTGTTTTACTTTAAATTCCTTAACCTTTGTTTTTATAATTGCCTCAACCCTAATCTTTGAGCCGGGCTTGTAAGAGTTCAGATCTTTAAGTTTGAAGGAAGCCGCCATGTTTCTAAAGAATCCAGAGAAAATCTCATGAGAATTTCCTGAAATAGTTCTTCCCAAGACCTCCCTTTCATTGTAAAGCAATTCCTTTCTGTCCCACTCATCAATCGGTGGTGGAAAATCTTGCTCAACTAAACTCTTACCCTTTTTTATACCGTTTTTAAGCTTAACCCTAAAGTCATCATAGTTCTCAAAAATATCCTTTCTGGTTCTACCAAAAGAGTCCATTGCGCCGGATCTTACAAGCGATTGTATTGAGGACTTTCCAATGAAAGGTAGAATCTCAACTTTATTTTCTTTTGTAGCAGGCTTTCCGAGTTTTAGGAATTCATACGAGGTCAATTCATTGCCCTCGAAAGAAACCGTGATTCCTTTCATGATAAAGTCTGTAAAATTATTGAATGGTTGCTTCCTCATAATCTCAGAAATGGCTGCTGGACCAAGACCTTTGATCGCAGATAGCCCTGTTGCAATAACCTTATCCTCAATGACCTTATAATTTTCTGCGCTCTTATTTACATCGGGAGGAACAATCTTAATGCCAAGTCTCTTACATTCATTTAGATATTCTTGAACCTTATCGCTATTTGGATCTTCTCCATTGAGAAGTGCGCACATAAATTGTGATGGATAGTTGCACTTTAACCAAGCAGTTTGCACGGAAATAATGGAGTATGAAATCGCATGAGAGTTTGATGTAAGTATGCCATTGGTCAGATAGTATTGATGATCTGGATGATCGACTTCCAAATCATAAGTATCAAACTCTCCAATCTCAAAAAATGAAGTTATTGACGCAAAACGATGTTCAAGCCCATCGCTCTCATTTCTGCGCAAAACTATGGAAGCCTGCTCCTTCAGAATCTGGTGTAGCGGCAGCATTCTGCCGTCCGTCGTTCTGAATTTGTGGTTGATTGTGCATCCTACTGTTTCCCCGGAGTCAAGAGTTATTTTGAAAAGTTTCAGCTTTCCGTGGTAATGATTTCCCAGCACTTTCACTGGAATATCCTGCCCGGTGGCCTCATCTCTGGATAGGACCGTGCTTCCAATTTGTACGTCTTTTATTTCAACGTCTTTCCAAAAAACTTCGTTATTTTGAATAACCCTGATTAATTGGGAATAAACCAATGATCTGTTAAAACCATATCCACTGAAACTAGAGATTTCTTCGTCCCATATCTTCTGACCATCCTCATAAGACATGCCCCATTTTTCCATGCATCCCTTGATGAAGTTTGCCTCAGTTTTGAGAGCCAACTGAGGGTCCTTACCCTTCAACTTTGTCAGCTTTCTCAAGTTGTCTGCTTCGTTCAGATCCCATCCTGCACATTCTCGTGCAATACCCATCATGCTTTCCTCATAAAGAGAAATACCGTAAGTATCCTTTAGGACTGGCTCTAGAGATTGGTGTGTATAACGAACTCGGTCCTGTCCGAATCGTCTGCGAATATAGCTTTGACGTTGTTCTGATGGACAGCTTGGGCGCCCAAGAGCGTTAATGGCTGCGACCGTATCAACATCGGTTGGTTTGATCTTCGCACAAAGAGGTGATAGGGAAGACTCAAGTTGGAATACACCAATATTTTCACCGCGAGAAATCATCTTATAAGTTTCTGGATCATCAAGCCTAATATCGGAAATTTTAATATCCTTATTTTCTGTTGTCTCTCGGATATATTTTAGGCAGTCCTCAATGACGTTTAGCGTATTCAGTCCGAGAACGTCCATTTTTACAAGGCCATAGTCCTCTACCCTGGTTTTCTCCCACTGAGTAACTGTGATAGATTCACCTGTCTTTTCATCCTCCTCAATTCTTAGTGGAATGATTTCGTAGAGAGGTTTATCACCAATAATTACACCGGCGGCATGAACAGACCACTGGCGAGTTAGGTTCTGCAACTTAGAAGAATAATCTTTTACCTCAGGATATTGCTTCATAAACTTTGAGAATTCTTTGCTACCATCGATAGCCTCTTCAATTGTATCAACATCGGGCATAATTGAGGTAAGATGATTTGCAATTTCAAATGCAGACTTTTTATCGCCACCAATCTCAAGACTTCTGGCCACGTCCTTTAGAACAACCTTTGGAGACATTGTTGACCAGTTGCTGATTTGAGCAACATAATCTTTTCCATATTTGTCTTTTATATAAGTCTTTACACGATCTGGATTTGAGAAGTCACAATCAATATCGGGGAAGGCTTTCTTCTCCCTGTTGTGAAATCGTTCGAAAAGAAGGTTATATTTAATTGGATCAACCGACGTGATTGATATTAAGAATGCTACGAGAGATCCTGCAGCGCTCCCTCTTCCGCTTCCGACAGTTACTCCGTTTTGCTTTGCCCAACCTACATAATCAGAGACAATTAACATGTAAGAGGAGAAGTTTCTCAACTCAAGAATGGAGAGTTCGTACTTAACTCGGTTCCAATATTCCTTCTTCTTTTCTGGCGAGAAGGATTCCGTAAACTGCTCAAAGCCAAGTACGCACTTATATCGAAGATAAGCTTTGTCTATAGGAAGCTCTTCGCAGCTCTCCTCCCACCAGGTTCTAAACTCCGGATAATCTGGCTGATTCTTCACAGGGAATTGTGGAAGGATTGCTCCTTTTGACTTTAGATAGTGAGGCTCTTCGCAGGCGGAAGCAATCTTTAGAGAGTTGTTCATCGCCATAATTCCGATTCGACTACCGAAGAAATCAACAATCTCAGAGTGAGATTTGAGATACATTTCCTGAACGCCATAGCGAAAGCGGTCTGGATCTGAAAGAGGCTTCTTGTCTTTAATTGCAAGCATCATATCATGATATTTTGCGTGCTCTTTATCTAGATAATGAGCATCGCATGTTGCAACAAAAGGAATATCGTGCTTTCTGGATAGATTTATAAGATTCTCGTTTAGCTTTACCTGATCTACTTTTCCATCATCTGTCTTCAGTGCATGAGGTTGGATTTCGAGAAAAAGACGATCCCGAAAAACAGAGTGAAGCCTTACAAGATTTGATTCTGCGGCATCCATATTGTCAGAAACAATATCTTTAGATAGAAGACCATTTGAACATGCTGTTAGACAAAAAATGTCCGAATTGAATTTTTCGATATGTTCCCATGAAATTCTGGGTGTCATTTTACCCATGTAACCGGAAGCCTGATTGTTGTAAGCCTCATAGTTTAGACGAAGAATGTTTTTATAGCCATTCTCGTTTTTTGGAACAAGAACCATATGAGATGATTTTTTCTCAGATAGATCGGGCGCAAAATAAGCTTCCATGCCGGGAATCAATTTTACGCCTGTACGCTGAGAAGCACCATATGCGTCATGATGAGATCCTAGAACGCCATGGTCCGTGATTGCTATCGCCGGATGATCAAGCTCTTTTGCTCTATCAAAAAGATCATCGACTTTATTTAAAGCATCTAGCGTTGAAAACTCAGTGTGGTTATGAAGCGAAACAAATGGTCCGTTAGGCATTGATAAATCCTGTGCGTGTGCGTGCGTTCAAAATAATATATAAGCGGTAGTGTTCAACTACCGCTTATCTTGTTGTTACTTAATTTTCCTAGCTATCACTTCGTCTCGACCAAATCCGCAATATGAGCATAGATTGATGCCGTAACTTCTGGGTCAATGTCAGACTTAACCATCTTAATTGCCTCCATAACTTCTTTCTTTGGAACATTGTGCTCATCAATAAAATCTGAAATAATCTTCTTCCTCTCATCCCGAAGATCTTTAATCTGAGAGTCTAGCTCTGACATCTGACGAACCATGGAGCGTACATTTTCCATAGTATAATTTCCGTTCTTAACCACTGGATTGCTAGCTGTCTGCTCACTCATCTTTAACTCCATTTATTATCTGTTTAAAATCTAATAGGAAATTCTGCCAATTCTCTCTTAGAGAATCATCTTCCGTTCTTGAGGACGGTATATATATTTTTGATTTTTGTAAGTCTATACTTATCCCGCTCTTTTGGGATGAAAGATTGTCAAGAGCATTCTGATAAAAAAGATTACTTAATGCATGATATTGTGAGAGTAAACTCTCTTCTTCTATAATTTCTTTTTTATCCCTCAGGATGATTGCTTTGTAGTACCTTCCTTCATGAAGGACATTTTTAAGCGAATATGAAAAAATTTCTGAAAAGTCAATTTCGTTTATTATTATTTTTTTAAAACAAACCCAAGTCGTTTCCCTTCCTAGATGCCTGATCGGTAAAACTATACCTTTTGAGACTTTGCCGTGAGATATAATTTTTTGAAAAGAAAAAGAAGCATTAGGATTCAGGGATATAATGTCCGTAAGACCATTTATCTTGTATTTTAACTTTTTGTGAGAAGTTAGTTCTTCTATAACTTCACTTCTTGAATCTTCGTAGAAACCAAAAATCTCATTTGGATGTTGATTTATAAACTCAATATACATCCTGTCTGTAGAATCATCAACTTTCAGCATCTTCAACTTAGAATCTAAAGCTTTATATAGTTTTAGGCCAGAATTTGCCAATATAAATCTTTTAAGAGCATCTTTTGTAGCTATGCATGATAGCCCTTTTTCTTCCATAAGTCCATCAAATAGTCTTTTTCTATAATTTAATATAGAGTCAAAAACTTTAAAATCAGAATAATCGTTCTTTTTCAGATAAAGCTTGATAAAGTCTTTCTTTGAAGACCTAAAAAGCCTTACTGCCGTCATGGCATCAGATACCGTGTTGATTTTTAAAGATTCGAAATCAATGCTTTGGAAGAACTTTTCAAGTTCAACAAGCCTGCCAACTGTAACTTCAGAAAGATTATTACTCTTTGTAAGAGACTCAACTCTTAGCTTAGAAACCTCAAACTCTGAATCTATATATTTCTTTACATCTTGGATCATAAATTACTTTGATAGCAGCTCTCTAACTTTCTTATTTTTAGATAGGTTCTTCAGCCTTACATTTGCTGCCCAGCTAGACATACCGATTTTATCCGCAGCATCTTTTATGGAATAATCCTCAAGGCAGACAAGTTGAATTAGCTGCTTTGTTTTGTCATCCATATCTGAACATGCGTCTGCAAGCGCCCCACTCATTTCAACTAGGTCTTCTGGATTTGTTACTTGCGCAAACATAGAGCCATCTCTAGAAACCGAATCAACAAATGAGATTTTTCCCTCATCACCATGATCAATTCTCTCGTCCATTACCGAGAATGGGATTTCCGTTTTTGCATTCTTAAGTTTCTTGGTATAAAGCTTGTCGCAAGAAACGCAACGCCTCCGCTCCTCTCCAGATTTTGTCTCAACCATAAAGATAGTGCTACCGCAATTGCAAGTATCTGGAAGCGATGCATTCTCAATGGAGGCCGAAGCATTGTTTGAAAGCTTGTTTTTGCTGCGGATCTTTGAAACAATTTTGTTATGAAGATGGATGTGCAAAAATGTGCTTAACTTTACATTTTTTGTTCCATCATAAGAACGAATTCCCTCTATGGCTAGGATTGCAAGCTCTTGCTTTAAATCCTCTGTAGTATACCCAGGAATGTAAATTGACCTAGACATCTTGTGAAGAAGTGGGTCAATTTTTCTCAGAACGCTGTCTAGGCCAGTACCTGTAGAAGAATCAACGAAGATGTCTTCGTTATAAACCTTGGCTTGTCCAGCAAACATTTTTCCCATAAAGTCTCCATATCAATCTATCCAGTTGTTCATGCAGAGATCTTTGAAATCGCAAAAATTACAAAGTTGTGATGGCTTTTTGTCCCAAGATGAGTCTGTAGTGATTAAATTTCCAAACTTGGCAATCTTATCTCTACAGTTTTGTATATCCTTATCTGAAATTTCCCAAGTTTTATAATCGCAGTTATGCTTCAATAGCATGTAACTTCCGGTTATTTTTTCCGCATCAGAAAACTCTTCCCTGATGATTAGAGAATACACATAAAGCTGAAATGGTGTGAGGTATTTCGGATCTTTACTTGTCTTATAATCAACGACGTGGTAATGTCCATCGCCGATTTTATCGATGCGGTCAATGAACCCTCTTATATTATAATCACCGATTTCCATAAGGAAAGGCTTTTCCACGAAAAGAACATTTGGGAGATTATTTTTTTTTATTTGGTCCAAATAAGATTGGAGGGTTCGGCGCACTAAGTCGACATCTTTTTCGAGAATACTTTCGTCAAACTCCTTTAGTGCGAGCTCCATACATTTTCTCATTAAAGCAGGATATTCTGATTGTGGCAAAAATTGCTCCATTAAATATTTATGGAACTTTTCCAAAACCAAATGAACGTATGAGCCAAATTCAAGATGATCCCACTTCTTCTTCTGGATATCTGGCTTCTCAATGTAGGTATACCAATACTTCTTTGGGCATTTTTCATAAGTGCCTATTGAAGATACTGAGAGTGCTAGTCTTTTTTTTATTTCTAATGACATTTTAAAATATTTTACTCATAACGGGGTCCTCGATCCAAGGGAATACATAGTTGTTACGCAAATGGTTAGTTAAATCTAGAGTTTTTTGATTTATCGACTGTGTTGATTCGATCCATCTGCACTCGCGGCTGTCATGATAATAAAACACTATTTTTCCTGTTTTTTGATTTATAAAATACCTGACCAAGTTTCCAAAGACAGGTGGCGAACTTTGGAGGTGCTCGTTATAAAAATTAGAACGAGTATTTATAGTGCCGAACGGTCTGTTGATGATTTTTACTACCTGAGATTTGACAGCTTCTTCGGTAGAGCCATCTATTAAGATTAGACCTGCATTTGGATCAAATTCAAGGTTGTTATTTACGGAGCTTGTTTTGGATTGATATGGCTCCTCAAAAGATGCCAACTCCAAGGTGAAATTGATAAAATCAACTGCTGTTTTTCCACTGTCAAATTTCTTATAAACGTCTCTTGATGATGGTTTATATTCAAGATCTATAAAAGGAATACTTGTTTGTTGTGCTTCCTCATTGTCTTGATTATAGGATAAAAACTCTACTGGAGTGGAGTCCGGAGGAAGAATTGATATTCCGTCATTCTCAGCAAACCGTTTAGTAAATGTAGTCGGAGTCTGAGAATACACTTGTTCGAAAACATCAGTGTACTCTAAGCCAGATATCGCAATTGCTTTTAGCGTAAATTCAAGAAAATTATTCGGAAGATATAGAACTCCACCCTCCACCATTTCAGATGATCCGGTTGGCTCTGTTCCATCCAATGTGTAAAAAACTGAAGCCGGAATATTTACCGAGAAAGTTAAATACTCGGGTATTCCTGAAACAATCTGTCTAGTGCTTTCTTTTACTGTTAATAATATTGTCATATTTTATCATTCTTAATTAGTAACTATCTGGATGCAAAGCTTGTTGTGCTTTCTCCGTTAATTTTCTGAACTTCTATAATGTTGTCAAATCTCTCCTTCAGAGATTCATCGTGAGTGATAACCAGAATCTTATACTTTGATTCAAGAGACTTTATAACGTTTACAAAAAGAGTTTCTACGCCACTCTTATCTAAGGGAGAGTTTATCTCGTCAAGTAACAGGAATTCAAGTGATGAGCCGCCGTGATTGCTTGCCATCTCGCTGAGTGCTATCCTTAGTGCAAGCGCAATTCTAAACTGCTCTCCGCCACTTAGGGAGTAAAAGTTGCAAAGGGAACCATCCTTCTTCACATTAAGGTCTAGAGTTTCTACGACAGAAACTCCATCAGACCCTGCTCTTTGCGTCTCAAGGCAAATTACGAATGAATCACTTGAAATAGATTGTAGGATTTCGTTTGACTTCTTTTCAAGATCGGATATTACTACATCCAAGAGAATTGTCTGAATTCCATTCTTGCCAAACATTTTTGTCATTTTTTCAAATACAGCAACGCGGTCTTGCTTTTTTGCAAGGTTCTTCTGCTCCGAAGAAAGTGCTTCCTTTTTCAAGGTCAAGGTTGATGTCTTTTCCCTTAGTTTTCCAAGCTCGATACTTGAATTTAAGATGAAGGAGGATATTTCGGACAAATCTTCTTTTCTCTTTTTTAATTTAGAATTCAACATTTGAAAGTTTTCATTCTTCAGAGAACTCAATATGGTTTCGTCTTCGGATATCTTATTTTTTATTCCAATAAGCTTTTCATATAGCTCATCCTTATCTTTTTGGATTTGCTCTATATCCGACTTGATGGACTGAACCTTAAATGTCAGTATTGGAAGATTTGCGTTGTATGCATCCACCTTCTTTTTATCTTTCATCTGCTTTGAAAGATCTTCCATTGACTTTTCAAGATAAGTAACTCTATTTTCTGCGTTCTCCCTTTTATCTTTCAAAAACTGAATTTTTTGATCGTGCTCTGACTTAATTCTTGAGAAGTCCTCTGGGGATACTTTTTGATGACATGTGTAGCATTCTTCTTCTCGAATACTTATCTTCTCAAGTTCTTTCAACTTTTCTTTCGATGATTTCAGAATCGAACTATATTCATAAACCTCTGCCTTTACCTTTTCAACCTTTGACTCAAGATCCGGATCTATATTTATTAGAGATATATTCTTTTCGACATCTGATATCTCGGATTCTATTTTATTTTTCGAATTAGTTTTTTCATCCAGGATAGAGATGTACCTATCGTACTTAACCTTGAGATCTTTTCCATTCGACTTTAGCGATACAATTTCCGCAGTAATTCTATCCCAACTATCAGTGTCGATGAGACTTTTTTCTTTCAAATATCTTTCGGATAGGGCCTCGACCTCTGCTTGCAGGGATGATTGCTCTGAGTTCTTATCGCGAATAAGCGTCTCCAGCCCCTCCATTTTAGAGTGGAATGGAGATAGCTCTTTGATTTCTTCGTTAAGCGAATCAATCTTTGTTTGCGTAACGATAAGATCATTTTGCGCTTCTTTTAGCTTCTTTTTGGAATCCTTTTCATAGGAATCCCATTTAGAAATATCTACAATGCTTTTTAGAATTTCTTTTTTTCTAGAAGCCTCTGATGTTGCAAATTCAGAAATGTCATTCTGTCTGAAATAAGCAGAATTAACAAATGTTTTATAATCAAGCTTTATCGTGGAGCAAATCTTATCGTTTGTATCTCCAGACGTGGAGCCGGAAAGGCTGACCCACTTTCCCTGCTCATCGAGAGCGAAAAAGTCTACTGTGGATGTGGAGGTTGAGCGCAACCTTGTTCTTTTAACTCTATATGTTTTTGACTCATGTATAAAGTCAAATGTTACAGAGCATTTGTTCTCTCCCCAATGGATTACGTCATCCATCATTGATGCTCTTGATTTGTTAAATAAGCACCAAAGAATTGATTCGAAAATTGCTGATTTTCCGGAACCGTTAGACTTAGAATAGTCTCCGTCTGTGCTACCAAGTAGAAGCGCAGAACTAAAGTCTTTAAAGTCAATCTCGGAAGACCGATGTGAAAAGAAGTTTTCCAAAACTAAAGATACTGGTTGCATTATCCGATAATCCTCTTAGATTCTTCCAGCAGGAGCTTTAGCATGTCCGGCTCAAGATCCTGCATTTCAGCATAAGCCTTGAAAATATCATAATCATTTTTGTGACTCAATATATCTTGATTTTTTTCAGATTTTGTCTGAGATACATCGATTAGAATTTTGGTAAGTAGAAAGCAAGATCTTTCATGACAGAATCTTTCTATTTCATTTTTATTAATGACGCTCGATAGATTCTCTTTCACAAGAAGCTTTATCTTTATGATTTTATCCGAAAGCTCTTTCTCTGCTAAAAATGCTTTTGTTGACTCAAGATAATTTAAGGTTGTTGCCGATCTAAGATCTATTTCAATGTCTTCAACTTCCCGTACTGGTGTTTTTACCGTTTTTATTTCTTTCGTATTAAAGTTAAAATCTATAAAATATTTATCTACTTTTGCTTCACCAAAGTTTGTCTTTTCGAGAGATCCTACATAGTAAGAGATTGGGTCTTTCTTTCGAACTAACGAGAACTCGTGAAGGTGACCCATAACAACAAGGTCTGACTTCTTTACAGAGTCAGGATAGAGAAGGACTTCTCCTCCTCCAAAATCAAAATAATTCCCTTTGAAGAAGAAGTTATGACCTACAGTTAGGGTGGGTATCTTTGTATCTATATTTGAGAAGAGTGAGGAGATATGTGAGTTGAAACTTTCGACATACTCCTTTTGATTTGCTCCAGAGTACATCCTCTTATCTCTATATGGGACCATGAAAAGATTAGCTTTGTCACCATTTCTGTTTGTATAAACAATGTTTTCTGGCTCAAGAAGAAGTCTTACATTGGAATAATTTTTAGCAGGAAGAGATGAAATTGAGCTTGTGAAAGTCTCGCCCGTCTTTTTGTAATCATGATTTCCCATTATGATTACGGTAAAGATATGATTTTCGGATAATTTTTTTATTGCACGATCGGCTATCTCAATCTGCTCTGGAGTCGGATTTCTAATCTCAAAAAGATCTCCGGTTTGAATGAAGATATCAGCCTCTGTCCTGATTGCATAATCAACAATATAGTTTAGAGAGCGCTCATAATCATCAACCCTAGTATTTCCACCCATTCCGTTATTTTTACCCAATCCAAATATTGCTCCGATATGGGTGTCTCCACAGATTACAGCTCTCATTTTGCACCAAATTTTTTCTTCATTTTTTCATTTAAAGAAGTTAGATATTTCGCATCATCCTTCTTTTTTTCAAAAATTATCTCATCCAGCCTTTGGAGAAATCCACCTATGTCATTAAGCGCCTGTGGATTTTCGATCAAAAACTTTCTAATGATTTCGGAGTTTTGCATTAAAATTGGAAAACATTCTCGCTTCTTCTCCACAACATCGGAATATTTCCCAGGAAATTTGACAAGTGCTTTTAGATCATTTAGGGCTTCCAGGAATTCTTTTTGGGAGCAGAGCATATAAAAGTCTATAACAGAGCTTCCTGCATTACATCCGTAACAAAAGAAATTATTTTCCCTGGAATTTATATAAAGAGACGATGTTCTCTCTCTTCCGTGCTTGTGACCTACGGATGGGCATCGGCACCTAAGATCAAAATTACCCGCAGAAGTTTTCTCCAATCCAATTGAAAAATTGCGAGCAATATCTGCGATCATGACCTGCTTTACAACATCATTTTTTGATGCCCTTAAATTTTCCATCTTGAGAGCCCAAAAACATCAAAAAAGTTTGCTGGCTTCTTCTTCTCTATAATCTGTGAAACGTCGCTAAACCACGGACTTCTAAATGTAATGTCCTGAGCACTGCATGGACTTGAGAAGATTGCGGATCCAACATCAGAAAGATTCTCTGCGCCGGCCTTATCTATAATAATTCTGCTTTCCATCGAGTTCGAAGTCCTTAGTGCAATTTTACCAGAAAACGAAGCCTTTACCAAGCCGGGAAATACTTTGGATGATGGCCTTTGTGTCGCCAGGATGAGCGAAATTCCGGCAGCTCTGCCCTTTTGAGCTAAGCTTACAACCCGGTCTGCAATGTCCGGGTCTGAAAGAACTATATCCGCCCACTCATCGACAACGAGGCATTCATATCTTTCGGAGGAATCCTTCTTGCTTCGGTATTCCTTTATGCCTGAGCATCCTGCTTTCTTATATTTTTCAAATCGATTGTTCATTAATTTTGTCATATAATCTAAAATCAGTCCAAGCTCTCTGTTGTTAACAGCGACAGTCATAACGCTCTTAATCCCAGAGTATTTTGAAAATTCAACAAGCTTCGGATCGCATAGATGAATGTTTGTGTCGGACTTTAGCATGGAAATTACAATCGAATGCAGCAACATACTCTTTCCAGAGCCAGGTACGCCACCAATTATAAGGTTTGGGATTGTGGATAAGTCCGGACAAAGTGTCGTTCCGTCCGCACTTACTCCAAGGAGAATTGGAATTTCTCCGCAATTCTTTTCGGTAAAGTCTTCGAATTTTCTTGACTCTAGCGCCCTCTTTCTGAATTTGATTTTAAAACATCCAGACTCAAAGTCATAATAACCAGTGGGTTCCTCTTTGACCTTTAGCATTAAACCTATTTGCTTCAGATTCTTTTCAAGTCTAGATATTTTAGAATCTATCGTCGGATAGACGGAAACAATATCTAGAGATCCTGATTCTGAGAAAACCACCTTGTCTGGATTGATTTTTAGGGAGTCTACGAAACTATTGAATTCAGCTTGTTCATCGATATTCAACTGTCACTCCGTCATTTTTTATGAGTTTTCAACTTCTTTATTTCGAGCTCTAGCTCTCTAACCCTGACTTCCATCTTGATGAATTCGTCTTTTAATTTTAGGGAAGTTCTGAAGTTCATAACAATCAGGCCAAAAAGACCCTCTCCGGGAAATACTTTATCTAGAGAGTCTGCAAATGATAACATCCTTGATAAAATTGACTTGATGTTGTTGTGGTACGCAGCCGTCTGGTTGTCGGGATGCGTTTTATCTGCCAAGATCTTTTTAAAGTCTTCAAGTGAAGAAGCGAATCTCGATCTTACTTCCTGGCTTTTTGATTCCAAAAAAGAAGAGCCCGATGGAATTTCTACATCGTCGTTCATTATACCTCCGGTATAAGTTGCAGAAAGACTCCGCAATCCTTATGTAATTTGAAAAAATATTGAATTTTATTAACCTGATCTTCCGTAAAAAGATGAAAGTCTTTTTGAATTAAATTGATCACATTAAAAGCCTTGTTATGATTAATTACTGGCGAATCAAATAGGCCCGCCGCCTTATCTAAAAAGTCTATCAGCTTGTCTACATCAGTCTCATTTGCCCTTATTTTGGCAAAATCCAAAATAGAATTAGCGCATGAGTTGCAGTAGACAAAGCCTGACTTATCTGCATTTCCGTTGCAGCACAAATATAACTTTAGCTTGTTCACGACAATATTATGTTACTTCAACTTATTGCAATTCCGACCATGTTAATGAAATAAATACATCTGCGGCAACAGTTGTTTGTGCGACAAATGTTATTGTCTCTCCTGATTCGCAGTGTATACTCAGCTCTCTTAGTGACTCAACTATCGAACCATCCCTTGGAACTATAAAAGAATGTACGAGAACTCCTGGCGAGTACGTTGTTGCGGAACTATCAATCTCGGCCAAAGATATTGTATTATCATAAGAAGAGAAGGAATAGTCGGTATTTAGTGTTCCGCCCTTATACATATATATTCTGACTGGCTTTGTTCCTGATGTTACTGCGGCAGAAATGTTTTCAAGCTGCACTTGCCCATGAGCCACTCTATTGCTCAATATTTTTCCGGCACGAATAGAGAAGATTGGCTGTGCAGATGTAACGCCAGTCTTCGACTGTATCGTTGAAAATCTAAGTGCAGATCTTGCGGGAATCCCATGTATAAATGATGCGCCGGATGCGCCACGAAGGTCTATGTTTGTTGAATCATTGCCAAAATTTCTAACCTGCCAGGAAATATATACGGCCGGATTATTTAGATTTGTTACCTGGTTTGAATTAGAATATCTTATGACATGTACGGGATAGAATCTTCCAGAATAAGAATCTTCAATGGAAAAGAATATTGCTCCAAAGCCAAGATACTGAGCAACAATGCTATAAACATTTCCGTTCTGTGTAGCGAGAGTCATTCCCGAATACCCATCTCCGTTCATCACATCTATATTCCAATCTTGCTGAGCAATGAAAGTTTGATTTGGAGTTGAACCGGAAGTTATCTCTGTAAATGTACCTGTGGTTCCAGTTGCCGCCGGATTAATGGAAAAAGAATCAACCGCATCTCTTGCCGTTCTCGATGTAAAATAAACTGCGGCACCAGCAGAATAAACATCCCATCCGTATGCAACAGATGAAAAGTCGGCTTGCCCAATTTTTGCAGCAATTACAACAGCGGAGTCTCCATCCAAAATCCCTATATTTGCAGACGCTTCCCCATCAAGTGTAATAGTTATATTTCCACTTGCACTTGCTGCAGAATTAATAACCAGCCTCTGAATTTCCTGCCTTCCCTCATTCAGATGAAATATTCCAAACTGAGTTTCGTTATATCCGAAATAATAACCGCACTCTGGATTACCTACTCCAGCCATGGAACTGCTGTTAGCTGCACTATTAGTAAATCTTGCTGTAAACCGAGCCTCACTGGCTTGCCCAGGTCTATAGTGCATGGGAATTCTGATTCTCAGAAGGGCAGAAGAGTCTGGGTTCACTCCAGATCTAATTCTAGCTTCAGTCGAGACAGAATCAATCGCTGGTGCGTTATATCTCTCTTCATACATCAGATAGTCATTGATTCCATACACAAAATTAAATTGAGAAATTGGAAATGGACTTACGGACATCATTTCGCCAAAACCGGAAAGTGGGGCCGATAAATCTACTTTTAAATTTCCGATTTTTGAACTTGGGTACTGAATTTCATCATTTTGCTCTGTCATTGCCAAAAATGCTTTGGTAACAACAATATCATCGTTTGGATTAATGCCTTCGTTAGGATCAGATCTTAGTTGCTTTGGGCTATTAGTAAAAACCGTTTGAATCGTAGGATTTATAGATTCAACTGACTGATTTTGAAACCGTATTCTAAAATATTTTGCTATTGGCTTCGAGGAAGTAACTCTTCCATCTTCAGTCCAGGAGGAAACTTGTTCAGAATATCTCTTAATTACATCAGTTCCATTTTGAGAAAATTCAAGATGAATTGTGCAGTTTGCAGAAAACGGATAGACCAAACTGGATAAATTATAGGAGACAACTATATCTCCAAAATACTCAAAAACCTCCTCCCAGGTTCCGAGGAATTGTCCGGAAGAAGCTATTGGAGAGGCGCTTGAATTTGACTCAGAAACTATAGAGTTTTTAATTGGAGTATAAGCCATTGTAAAGTCCTAAATTATTGCATAACCGCTGGAGTAAGGTAAGAAGGATAGTGCTTGACTTGGTAGCAGATCTACGGATGCGCTCCCATCAATTAGATTTGGACTAGTTCTTGTTATTGTTACTATTCCAAGTCCAGAGTTTTTTATTGTAATTATTTTTCCGGAAGGCATTGTGGATGAGAGCGGTAGATAAAGAATTCCGGTTCCTTGACACAAAATAAACGTTTCGGTTGTAGCAGAATAAGGATAAGATGAAACCTGCTCAGTTGAAACATTCCTATATGAAAAAGAAATCTTCCAGACCAACGAATCATCAAAGACACCCATACTATCGCCTGGGTGCAGAATTCTGTTTGCCTGTCCATCAAGCGTTGTTGAGATCGTACATACTTGAGAGGAGCTATTTTTTATTATAACTAGCTTTCCATCCGTTCCGGCGGATGGCAAAACGACAACAGATTCCGTTGCTCCGATAAGATCAACTATCTTTTCAGTTCCATCCAAAACATATGTATATAATGGTAGAGCGCCATCATCAGTATCAACCGAAGTTGTCTGAAGCGCAATACCTTCCGCAACATTTAAACCGAAAGTTTCTATCAGGCCGTAGTACCCTGATGAATTATCTACCACAAGAGACATGACTCACCTAATATTTTAGCTTTGTTACTTTTACAGTGGCTGCCCATTTTGTATATCTTGGAACTGGAGAGCCCGTCGTTTTAACTCTTATCTGGAGTTCACCGGAGGAAAGGAAGAAATGAGCGTTGGCCCCACTCAATGATGGAGTTACATACAATGTCTCTTTTGACCCTGGATATATAATAGCGGAAGATGCCGAAGTTGTTTGCGGACCAAAGACGGTTGACTTTAATATGAATGATGCACCAATGTCTCTACCCTCTGTCTTGCATATGACGTGGGCCTCGACTAAATAGGCGCAATCTTGCTCTATTGAGAAATTTGGACCGCCAAGCGAGCCATCTGCGGTCATTATGCCATCAGCATAATCAAAGGATGCTTCCGGACCTTCGAATCTCAGTGTGTATTGAGATGCCTGAGCATCGCCTACTTCCGAGAAATAACCTGATGATTGCGTAAGCTCGCCGTGCAACGTTGCTTTAGCGCCATAACCAATAGCAAGTGAGTATGGGGATGATATGTAGTTCGATCTCCCAAAAGCTTCAGAATAAAGAGCTTGATTTGTTACTGTGTTATCTCTACCAAAAGATGAGGAGTAGTTTCCAGCAACATCATTCTCGTTTCCAGCAACTATAGTGTGAGAACCGGACGCCGTATTATTTCTTCCGAATGATACAGAGAAATTTCCTCGATTGGCCTCGTCCCACTGGTCATCATCTACACTTCCAGCTCTAAAAGCAGCTTTTGACTTATCAAAGAAGAGCCTTTCATCACCAGCACCGAAAGCATCTGCTAGGTCATCAAGCTGTGAAGATCCGACAACAAAGTCTAGACCATCTACAGAATACTCTGTATTTGTCTGTCTTATTGCATTATTAGAGCCTTCTTCGAAAGGCGATGATGTCGATGAGATTGCATCATATACGCTTGATAAATCCAGGTAATAATAGGTGTCTCCGTCAACAACCTCGTATTCTGGGATGGCGTTTCCTTGCGTTAAGAACTTACCAACATTATTTTTATAAACCGCAGAATCTTCAAGATTTGCATGTCTCAGTTTTCCAGTAACATGAGAAACGAGGTCTATCTTGCTGGCATGACCGTCGGACTTCTCTCCATCATGTACGTGACCAGCAACTCTTGGATCGGCAGGATCTAATGCATTTCCCTCCGAAGAACCATAAAGACCTCCGAACCAAGAATTGGCAACATCAGCAGTAACTATCGTTGTTGCGCTAATATATTTAGTTAGCTTGTTAGAACTTGATATTGCCATTTATTCTTGTCTACCTATTATTCTATATCTTTTAATATATTCTTAATATAAATAGATGGTTTAAATTTAAGTGTCTTAAATTCATCCAAAACCATCTCTTCCTTGGTTTTTGGATTTCTTACAGGTCTTGGCTTTTGTTTGTACAAATAAAACTTTCCAAAGTTAACAATGGAAACTTCTCCGTCGCGCTTTAGCTCTTCTAAAATGAGATCGAAAAGAATATCAACGACCTGAATCGATTCTTTTTGAGTTAGAAGCGTCTTATAAGATATCCTTTTAGCTAAAGCTTTCTTGTTTAGCATTAAAGCCTTCCTCTATACAATAATATTAGTCTATCTATATTAACTCATCATCAGAAAAAGATGTTTTCGGCAGAGAAGACTTTGATGAAATTTTTTCCAACTCAGATGAGTTTTTCTCAAAGTAATCAATCATTCGCTCCTTCTCGTCCTCCTCCATTAGATCGGGATCTAAGCCGTAGCCATAATATATTTTTTTTATCTTTTCCCAAATTTTACTTGTTACTTCTTCTTTTTTTTTGGCCATAAAAAGCTCTTAACTTATTTCGAAAGTTGATACTCTAACATTTTAATGCAAATTTGCATCATTTCTTTTTTTTCCATTCTTTGTTTTAGTGAATTCACGCAGTATATGCACCAGACTATATTCTCCTTTATGTAACCTTTTTCAGGATCAACACAGTCCAGCGTCATCTTGTAAGGATCGTTTAGTTCGTCCTTACTTCTTCTTTTTACGTGCATTTGAATTCCGGAATAAAAACAATTGCCATTCTGCTTATCAAAAGCCTCTGACAGATCAGAGTGGGATAAGTCGAATGGCAATCCTTTTTTTAGCGCCCTTCTGTAAGCTCCCCGGTAAGCCTTTTGGAACATGTTCTTCTTTATATCAGCTTTGCGTTCCATCTTGCCTCCTAAAATCAGGTGGGGTTATTCAGAACATTTACCATAACCCTCTGGCCGAGCTTCGCTCCAGAAGCCTTTGCTATAGTTCTTATTGCATTTGCAATACGCCCCTGCTTTCCGATGATCTTACCAACGTCATCCTTTGCAACCTTTACCTCGAAAAGCGTTCCTTTCTCAGATTGAATTTCCGAAACAACGACCGCAGATTGCTCATCAACAATTGACTCTATCATTATTCTAACTAAGTTTTGAACCTGTGATGTATCACTCATTTTATTCTCCACTATTAATCTTGATAACTTTTGTTTGTATTTTAACAATTGCAGGTACGATTACATGCAAAAGTCCATTCTCCATTATAGCTTTTAGATTCGATATGTCGAAATCCTGGCTTATGTAGAAACTACAAGAAAAATTTCTTCTAGCTATTCCTCTCAGGATTGCCCCATGTTGAATTTTAGGCTGAGGATCTTTTATTGCAACAGAAGAATTTTCATCTTCCTGCTGCTGCTTCGGTTCTCCATATTCTGGTTTTGAAGTTCTGATGTTAAACTCATTGCCAGATATTGAAATCTCTAAGTCTGATGGTGAGTAACCCGCCAAGGCGAATTCCATATGAAATGTACCATCGGCATCACACCACTGGTCATACTTTGGGAAGGAGCCAACTATATTGGCTTTCTTTAGAGCCGATACTTCCCTGAAAAACTCATCATCATAAAGCAAAAGATTTACTATCTTTCCGGGTATTGAAATTCTACTATTTCTAACTTTAGCGCTCATCTTTTCTCCGTTCATCATTTTCAATTTGACGAGAAATCTCAAGAATTATCATACTTCTGTATCGGCCTGCCCCAAATCATCCTGATTTACCTGATCTTTTGAAATCAGGTGCATCATATAAGCGGAACCGGAGTTTAAAATATCTCCCAGGTTATACAGAATCCAGCTTGAAACGCTGACTATTCCGCCAAGTACAATTGGTGGAAACTTCATGCTTACAAAGCCGAAGAACATTCCGACCCAAAAGCCTAAGCACATCGGGCATGATATTAGCTCTCCGAGAAAATCACTCTTACTTTTTACCGCAGCCCTAATATCCTCAAATATTGTTCCTGCTGATATAAGAATTGTGATTCCGCAATAACCTAAGATAGCTTCAATTAAACTCATATTTTGTTATTACCTATTTTTTATTTGAAAATCAAAAATATTTTTATTTCGATAGGAAATTATTTAACAGGTGATCCATCTTTCTAGCAATATATGCGTGCTCAACCTGAGCATGATGAGAATCTCTAAGTTCCAAATAGTGAATGAAATCATCGTGATAAAAGGTTATATAAAGCTCTGTCATCCTTCCTTCTGGAAGGATATATCTTACGAATTCCCTAAATCTCTTATATTCTTCGTTCGTTATTGCGTCGTTCGCCTTTCCAGTCTTTGCGACACCCATCATCCACTGATAATCTTCGAATGCGCCAATATCTCTGCTGATGATTTGAGATATAGAATCCTGAATATCGAGCTTATCTGATATAAGCAGAATATCATCATATATGGTAACCATATCTTGATTCAGGGTTCTGTAGCGCCCTGAAGTCATATTGAAGCTACCCGTTCGATGACGAAGTATCTGCACGGCGATCGACAAGGGACAGCACACCCTCCACGTAGCCCGTAAATGGTCGCTGGAGCCGGGGTTGTGGACTTCGATTAGCTCCACACCGATTCCGTGGTCGGAGCCCAGGACGGCATCATAATCGACGGCTGGCGGGTCATGCTTTGGCGGGGGGCCAAAACCATCCACAACAGAAGCCATAAGAGGCTCCTGAGCCTGGAAGATCTTCCAGAACTCATGCTCCCTATAATTTGAATTAAAATCTCTCTTGCAAATCTTTATAAAATTAAAAAGATCTATTGTTAGGATTTCATGGCTATCATCGCTGCCATCATATCTGGCATATCCGCTATATATGAAAGGAGACATATCCCAACCAAGTGAAGAACCATCCTCATCTTCTTCACTCTTGCTTTTTATAAAGGATAGAGTCACACACTCAAATGGGGTTGTATGATAATGCTCGACCAAAAATTTGGTTACGCGAATTACTTCCTCATCAGACTTTGCGGAAGCCTTCGACTCTTCTAAGGTTGAAACCCAAGCAGAATTCGCAATGCTTCTTAGATTTCCAGTTACAACCAGCTTCATCATTCACCTTCCTTCTTTCCAATAACTATAACTTTTTTACCACCAAATGTCTGATTTGCTACATCGCGAATGTCTTCCAATGTGACAGAATCAATCTTTTTGATAATTCGGTTTAGATTTGGAAGCTTCCCGGTCATAAAGAATCTACCGACCTTCGTAAACGCAAGATGTTTCTGATCTTCCCACGAAGAATATAGCGACGCCTTTAGCTTGTTCTTTGCTCGCTGCAACTCTTCGTCCAAGACGCTCTCTGTAGAAATCTTGCTTAGCTCAGAGTAGATTAGCTCAAAAGCCTTCTCAAGGTTCTGGTGTCGCGTTGAAAAGCTGACAGAGAACATTCCATTTTTCTTATCGACATTTACGCTTGTATTGATTCCATAAACAAGATTGTTTTTCTCACGAACCTCCTGAAAAAGTCTGCTATCCATACCACCGCCAAGGATAGATGACAGTACGTTTAGTGCTGGAGACTTCTTTGAGGCAAGCGATAGAGTCGAGAATGATACATATACATGTGACTGCTCAAGCTCCTTCCTCTCAACCACAATCTGCTTTTCTTTTTTGAGACGAGACTTCTCCTGCTCTAGGATTCTGTTGAACGAGTCGTCATTTGGATAGAATGACTTCTCAAGCAAACTTATAATGTCGTCCTTCTTGAGTGAAGATGAACAAGAAATTACCATGTTTTCTGGCTTATAAAATGAATCATGAAAATTCTTTAAATCTGAGATCTGAATTGCTTCAATAGACTCTTTCGTTCCAATAATTGGATTCTTGTAGTAGTTTGTGTAAAAATTAGAAAAGAGAGCGTCTCGCATAAGATCGGAAACGTCGTCACGATATGAGTAGTATTCTTCCAGAATTACTTGTCGTTCCTTCTCAAGCTCTTCCTCTGGAAATAGCGGATTCTTAATCATATCAGAAAAGATCTTGATGGCGGGCTCAAGATTTTCTACGGGGACAGTGATGTGATATACAACCTTGTCGTGACTAGTGAATGCATTCGTGTCGCCACCAAGAAACGCAATTCCTCTTGAAATTTCAAACTGAGAAAGACTTCGACTTCCCTTAAACATAAAGTGCTCAAGAAAGTGCGCCGTTCCTAGTGGAAATACGTGCTTAGATTCGAGCGCAGAACCAGCCTGAAGTGCGATGGCAACTGTTGTTAGTCGGCTGTTAGTCTTTGTGTAAAAATACTTCATATGCATTACCTCAGTTGAATGTTACTGGATTAAAAAAACTTACAGGAGGTTGGATTGAAAAAAGAGTGAGCGGTGAAGCTAAAAGAAGAAATTTTGGACAAAAAAATAGCTGGGCAGTAATTTACCACCCAGCTATTCAAACAGGCTCCCTTTTAGTTCGCCTTCTGCTCAATTACAACTTTCTTTCCGTAAGGAGCAGAGTTTAGATAGTTCTCGTTACCCTTGCAGACAGCCCAAAGAACACGGCTTTTTGGCTTTGGTGGGAATGGGGCGCAGCAGTCCGTAAAGATGATAATTCCATCGTAATGATTTTCATCTGCAAGCTTGATCGGCGCCGAGAAGTCTGTACCTCCCCTACCCCTAATATCTAGAGTCTTAAGCTTCTTTTCGAAAGGCTCAGGCTCTGTACGAAGCCCATGATCAAACTGAACAAGATCGACCTTTACATGGCTAATCATTCCATTGATCTCTTGGAGAAAATACTGCAACTCCTTGTCCGATACGGAGCCCGAAGTGTCAATAGCAACAAGAATTCTGGAAATATAATCTCGCTTTGAGCCCGGATTGTTATATCCGTAGCGACGATTTGGACGCATACGTGTATTCCTGCGTCCCATCAGGATGATTTGATTGATGAAGTATCGAACCTCCTTCTTCCAATTGACAACAGGCTTATTTGCAGCAATGATCTTTTGGGCCAAATCTCCAGAGATATCTCCCCAGCCCTTCTTCTCCTGCTCTTTGATTGCCTTCTCTGCAATTCCGCGAACCTTTTCCTTGATAATGTCATCGTCACAATCACCCCACATGGAGTGATCATCGACAAGCTCTCCCTTACCATCAAGGTTGATTTCGCCACCCTCTCCCGCCTCAGACTTCAGCTTCTCATAATACCATTCGGCAGACTGATTATTCTCAAGGCTAAAAGCCTTCGGAAATAGGGCTCCCTCAGGAAGCCCCTCAATGTGGCAATTAATCGCCAGATCAGCAGAGATATTATATCCGCGAGGATTATAATTGAAGTATTCCGTTCGCGAAAGATGATGCAGCAGAATATGAAGTGCTTCATGCTTCAAGACTGCACGAAGCTCTGTGCCGGAAAGCTTCTTTACGAAGTCAGGATTGTAATAGAGGGCCAAGTCAACCCGGCGTGTGGTCCCTACTGCCATCGTGGGAAGATCTTGTCGCTCAATCTTGTTTAGATAAAGAAATACTGTGCCATATAGTGGGTAAAGAAGGACGAGCGTAGAGATGGAACTCTCAAGTAGATCTCGGGCCGCACGATCAAAACTGGACATAGGAAACCTCTTGTTTGGCTTGTTGAATCGAAAAGTAGTGAGGGAGGCTGTCTACCTCCCTCACTGGCGCTGATCTTACTTCTCGCTTAGACCGTAAACCTTACGAAGAACTTCGCAGAAGTCTGGATCACTCTGCCATGGCAGAACAATCTTCTTCGTCTTGGTATTCCCAAGGAGTGAGGTCCACATGTTTGATGCAACGTCCTTTGGAACGATTGCAAAGAAAGACTTCAGAGCCACAATCTGCTTATCCTTCATCTTGTCTGAGCGACGATTGGAAACTTCGTCCACAATCGAATTTGCAAGTGCAGAGATAACCTCAATGTCGGAGCAAGCAGACTCAATCTTCGGAAGCATCTCTTCGTAACGATCGAGAACATCGGACGGACGAAGCTGAGAGAATTCGTTGGTCAGGAACTTCTGAAACATAACTGCAATCTCTCGACCAACCCAGCCCTTAGTGACCTGAGTTAGAAGCCCATCGGCGTCGTCCGTCAGGTTCATGGCGAGAATCGTATCGCTCAGAGAAACCCAAGAACGGCGAGAAGGATAAACACGTCCTGACTCAAGGTTACCAACCGGAGGATCGAGAAGATTGTTGTTCCGGTTTACGAATTCAATAACCGCAGGATGAACACCGCCGCTACGAGCCCAATCAATCCATTCCTTTGGAGTAGGATCAAAATCAATGACGAACCAACGGTCAAGTAGCGCAGGATCAAGCTCAACAACATCGTAATCATCATCAGCATTGATAGCTGCAACGACACGCCAGCCATCAGGAAGATGCTCGCCGTCGAGGCGGCGATCCAGACAGATCTCGAACACTGCCTGCAAAACATCCTTGCTGGCACGGTTCAACTCATCGAAGAAAAGAATACCCTTGCTATTGGGATCTCGTGGCCACCAGTAAGTCTTGAGGAAGGTGGTCAAACCCTTTACCGTGTCGAGGTGCGGAAGTCCCTTGATATCGCCAACTTCGCACTGGGAGAGTCGAACGTCAAAAAATCCAACGCCCTGCTCTTGAGCGGACTGCTTGATCACGGAGGACTTTCCAACTCCGTGTTTCGCACGAAGCATGATCGACTTGTTGACTGGCATCTCACGGAGAATTCGCTTGGTTAGTGCAGCGTTCATTTTTTACCTCTCAGCTAGTACATTTTGTGGGTTTCGCGAACGCCCTCTTGGCTCGCCCTTCAAGTTTAACCGCCCCTGCCGCATCCGTCAACTCAATTTCGCTTCTTTTTTTCGGCTTGGGTGGCGCCGCCCGAAGGAATTACCTTGTGGCAAAAATAGCTTAACCACCCCAGGTGGGATGGTCAAGCGTTTTATATGTTTATTTTTAAGGTTCGGTTTCTTGTGTTGCTAGAGAATCATTTAAAGCGAACAGTGATTCTCGTAACTTCGAAAGAGTTCCTTTTAGACCTTCCAACTCAGGAGATTCTGAATTCCAATTTTCCTTAAACTTTTCAAAATTCATTTTTAGCTGAGCTTCATCTGTGGCGGGCGGTACAAGAGTCTGCATTGATGAAATCTTGTCGTATATAAGTTCTACCTTCTCTTCAATTGCTGAAATCTTTCGATCCAAACTATCTAGTCTTTCTTCTAAAAACATTTTTTCTCCTAAAAATCTACTTTTACTGTTCCAAGTCCAACAACCTGTATATTGTATTTTTCCTGAGATACATCCATTGGCTTTTCCGATTCTTCATCTATTCTTCGAACAACAGTTTTTGCCTTTGGTTTTACGACTTCTTTAATCTCTGAGGTTTTTTCTTTTTCAGCTGGAGATAATCTGGTACGAAGATTTAAGATGGATTGATGTAAGCTTTCAAGTTCGATCAAAGATTCAGAATGAGATCTCTTAAGTCTCGATATTGTAAGAAGCATCATATCGATTTCGTGATTTAGATCGCTCATATTTTCGTTCCGAAGGCATGTGATTCTGAGAGTCCGGATTGTGTTATTTTTATGAATCTTGCGTTGTGCCTAAGCTCCTCTATGCTTGAAGCGTTCACATAAGTCATTCCAGACCGAAGCCCTCCAGCGAATTCATAAATAACTTCAGAAACCTCACCAGAAATCGGCACATAAGTTGAAACACCTTCAGCGCAAGTCGATGGCTTAAGACCTCCTCTCTTTTCCTGTTGCAATTCGCTAGAGGCCATTCCCCTGTATTTTTTCTTAAATGATTGAGCTTCTTCATCCCAAATCTTTTCGCCTGGAGCTTCAAGTGAAGACGCCAAGATTCTTCCGCATATAATGGCATCTGCTCCAGCAGCAAGTGATTTTACAAAATCTGCCGGATACCGAATTCCTCCATCAGCAATGATGCCTACGTTGGAATATTTCGGATTCTGTAAGCGAACTTCATTACTCTCAAATACGGAATGTAGAGTTGGAGCACCCATTGCGGTTTGAATGCGTGTTTTGCATATACTATTATGAACAACAATTCCGTTTACATTATATGAGTGATCTTCTTCGACAGTCAGATCATGCACTGATCCAACATAATGCTTGCTTTCTTTTGAATTTATTTCAACTAATTTAAACTTCATCTCAGCTATCAACTCAATAAGGAGGTGAGTTTGCTGATCGAGATGTTCTGCTTCCACCCAGAAAGCATACTGGTGTATGTTTTGCTCATCAGTCAAATGCTGGTTATATTTTTTTATAACATAGAATTCATGATTCTTTGTGCATCCGATTCCATTGATTGAAACTATCTCTTCGTCTCTTTCGAACTTCATCGTATCTATTACAGATTTCCAAGAGCCAGTATGAGTCAGGACGACATCTCCAATAGAAATATCTTCTATTGATTTCTGACCACCCTTTGTTAGAACTTTTGTCCCAGGGACAAAGCAGCCTCCTCCGATACCAACCCTTACAGCATCGGCCCCTGATTCTGCAAGATACAAGAATCCTTCTCCAGTAGCAACGTTACCAGAGATAATCTTTGTATCTGGCGAGATAGACTTTATGTCCCAAATCATCTCTCTCATGTATGATGAGTGACCATTCGCAACATCGATTGCAACTGCATCAAGCGGAACTTCGCGGCTTAGAGACTTGAATCTTTCAAGCTCTTCCTTCCCGATACCAATCGCAGGAATTTTTGCAATATCTATCTTTGTCTCAGACTCGGCCCGAAGAATATCCTTTATGTTTGAAATCTGAGATGATACATCCATAAATCTATGGACAATCCCAATTCCACCGCATTTTGCCATAGCTATAGCCATGGCCGATTCTGTGACAGTATCCATTGGTGATGAAATAATTGGAATTCTGAGCTTCATCCCGGCAACCATAGAAACGGTTACTGGAACTGTTCTAGATCTAATTTGGGTGTAGCAAGGCTTAATCAAAACGTCGTCAAACGCCAAACATTCCGTAATATTCATGTCTATCACCTATTTACGATATATCGGCTTGTATAAATTTCTTCGATCTTTCTTGCAAAGTCTTCAGACGTGGTTGATCTCCAGTCGAATCCAATACAAAGTCTCTCATACCAATAATGAGCAATTTCATGAGCAAATATGATATGAGTTGTTTCGAACGTATGATTTGTAACGGATATTGCATCAATTGCGTTCTTATGGCGAAGAGGATCGTAATACCCCCAAATTGACCCAAAACCTTTCTGGTCCGTGCTCACAATATATCCTGGAATGTTAAGCTCTTCAAAGGAAACTTCGTATAGTTCCAGATAATCTTTTGTATCACAGCCCTCTTTATAATTAGCCTTAATATAGTCTAGTGATATTTCACTCGCAACCTGAATGCTTTCTTTTAGATAATATTCTGGAACATAGGACTCATTCCTAATATATGACTTATATGTTATTGTTTTTTGCCGAACAGCCAGCGTTTGCTCTGGATAATGATGTTGCGACATAACTTTAAGCTCATTGTATGGCTCTGCGGCAAATGAGACGGCATTAAGAAAAAGTGCGGCTGAGAGCATTATTTTCACTCCTCTTCTGTATCAGAGGTTTCTTTTCTACTCTTGACAAAATCCTCTGACAGGATTTCGACGGAAAGGTTCTCGTTTGTTGAGATCCAGGAAATATCGTCTTTTGTCAGATTGTAGTGATAGTCGGTTCTCTTTGATTCTTTATTAAAGACTCTTATATTAAATGTCATGCTTACTCCAATTCATTCATTCTTTTGTTAAAGAAATATTTTATTAACGAATCTTCAATATTTCTATTTGCCAGAAGCAAGGGCAAATTCTTTCTATCTATTTTTCTTACAATGTCTTCGAATACATATTTCGACTTCTCTAAAACTAGACTCTCAAGTCTCTCATCACCAGATGGGATGATTTCCGTTGCTCTTTTTCTAATTCCAGCAACAGGATCTTCAAGCATTTTACTCAAATTCTGAAGAAAGCCGAGCTTTTGAAATGCGACCAATCTTACATCAGGATCTTTATCTGAGATTGCCTTCTTTGCAACTGAGTGGTCTGATATTAAAATAAGCTCAATCTTTGCTTTTTTATCAAAGGATTCATACAGATCTTGTATTTTTACATCAGAGTTATAATATCCGTATCTAACGATTATAGCCTTTATCTTATCCAGCTCCTTAGAGCTCAATGTCAATATTTTGTTAGCTATATACGATCTATCTGATATAGATATGTTGTGAATTATAATATCACTTATCAATCCTTCTGAGATTGGAAGGGCAATTAATTTTTTGAAATCTTTAAATCCAACTTTTGATAATGTCAGTATCTCGTCTTCCGAGAGGAGGACTCTGGAAGCATACAAGCTTTTCTTTTCTGTTAGATGTCTCTTTAGCTTTTTCGTTAATATTTCTAAACTGTCTTCTTCACCCTTCTGATGGTCTTGACTCATTATCATTTCCCTGTGAGAAATACTCTCTACTTATCTTCATTCCTGCTGCATTTTTGTGCCCGCCGCCGCCATAGGTGGCTGCAATTAATGATACGTCAGGGCCGCCCTCTTTTTTAGATCGTAGAGAAAAAATAAAATCTTCGCCATTAAAATAATAGCATGACGAAATAAGCTCTTCTTTTTCCTCCATTAATTTGTCGCAAATTTGAGATTGATAAATTGGCGAATTGCAAGACCAAAGCTCTATATCGCCAAGTTTTATTTTATGCTTTTTATGCATAATCTCTGTTATCTTTTTATCTCGATATCTCAGCAGGGCGGATCCCTCATTCAGAAGGCCTGAGAATCCAAGTGAATCTTCTAGTCTCTTCTGGATTTCATCCCAATGTCTTAGAGAGTAATCATAACTGTCTATTACAGCAACGATCTCTTTTGCAAATGGCATCTGCCACTTCCAAAGATCTTGGTCCTCTATGTACTGAAGGAGGAGTGGGACAGTTGAGTTTATTCCGTTGCAGTAATACCACGATAAAACCGCTCCGCAATGAGACATATCTATATGACAAAAATCAAGATCTTTAAGCTCCCTTTCCGCCGAAAGATGATGATCTATTAGCGTTACGGTTTTTGCGGCGGCCTTTATTTCCAAAAGCTTATCTCGCTTGAATGAAAAATCGGCAATCCAAACGTCCTTATCTGTAAGGTTTGGCGGCTCCTCTCCATGAGACATTGGAATATATTCCATTTCGTCTCCATATTTTTTCTCGAAGACCCACCTAGAGCCATATCCGTCAGGGCATCCCTTATGATATATAAGAACTTTATCTCTCATTACAAGCCTCAGAGAGTTAGACCTTCAACTAAATTCATGTTTGAAGAAAAATAAATCTTCTCTACTTCTGGACAGAAGGTGTGAATTCTATCCTGTATAAAAGATTTCATCTCATCCAGAGAATTAAATGAAAGTAACTCTTTATGATAAAATAATTTAAAAACTTTAACATCATCAAGCACATCACATTTAGATATAATTAGATGATTTCCTCCCGCCGCATTTAAGGCAAATATCATTCTATCTACATCCAGATAATTTACCTTTCGCCTTCTGCCTGTTGTTGTTCCGAATTCATTTCCAGAAACACAAATTGCAGCCAGTTCTGGATTTTCAAAAAGAGACTCTGGAAATAAGGGGTCTTCTCCGGACCTTGTGTCATATATTTTGGATACCGCAAAAATATTCCTAATTTTCTTCGGTGAGAAACCAAGACTGCAGGATGCATATGGAAGAGTCTCTGATGATGTTACATAAGGATAGTTTCCCCAGTTAATGTCGAGATAAAATCCCTGTGCTCCCTCACAGAGGATGTTTCCGTGAAGCTTCCCGTTGAAAAGGTATTTTCCCCACTGTGGGGCCTGCTCAACTATATCTTTAAACTGAATTCCTGTCCTGGCGTATTTATCTGCATATGCTGGAGCGATACCCTTTGATGTTGTACCAAGCCTTTTTGCCAAATTATTCTTATCGTACTCCATATGTGCTCTAGTCACAATATGTGTACTTCCATAAATTTTAACCAGAGAGTCATCAAACCCATTCGATCTGAGATATTCCATTTCTTCCGCAAGAAGGTCCAAATTTAATACGCATCCTGGCCCTATTAGAGATGTCGTTCCATGGAACACTCCTGCGGGAACCATGTGGGTTTTGTACTTCTTGCCTGCGACATAAACCGTATGCCCAGCGTTTTGACCACCACCCCATCTAGTTACAAAGTCATAATCTCCTATCTCTGATAAGTAGCTTGAAACCTTACCTTTGCCACAGTCGCCATAAGATGCGTCATATATCACATCTGCAAAATTTATAACGCTCATAAAAATCCCCCAGCTCTTAAGGAAGTTGATGATAAAAATCAATACGTCCTTCATTATACCTGTGGATTTTATTCAAACAAGACCATTTATTAATTAGGGAGAAATATAATTTTGTGGCTACAAAGCTCTCAATCTTTTTGCAGCCTCAATCATATCTTCCGCATTCAATTTTAAGAACCCGTTATTTTTTAACCATACATCAAAAGATTTCTTTGAGGTGTCATACCCAATAACTCTACCCGCCATAGAAGCCCTATTCCACTCATAATGAATGGATGATATTGGGCCAACCATAGGAAGTCCTTCTCTCATCATCTTTAGATCGAATACCTTCCAATCTAAAGAATCTGGATCATCATAATTGAAGCCGACTTCACTCTTTGTTTTATATGAAAGATTCTTTTCAGGTTGGGCATTTTGATTTCCATAGCTTGGATTTTCAATCGCTCCAAAAAAAGTAATTGAATCCTTCAGATCTGAGTCTGAAAGTGAGGTTTGGTTTGGAACATCCGGCCTTAGGATGCTATTTAATCCAGTTCCTAATTTTTTCATCTAGAGAATATTTTAGAAAGATCTTTCTTCATCTCTTCTATATCTTTTACGGAAGATATCTTCTTGACCTCTGGCTCTTTATCCTCTACTGGAAGTCTAGAAATAATTCTATATACATCTTTTGTAAAATCAACCTCACCAATAGAAAAAAGATCTGATGCCAACTTTTCTAGGCCATCTTTTATATTATTTTTCATTTTACTCTTTCTCCTTTGAATGTTTCTCTAAGTACGTTAGGCGTCATCTTTCTACTTCCGCGTTCAACTTTCTTGCTAAGCCATGTATCTTGAATTGAAATAATATCAACTGTTGAATCTTTGATTACAGAAAGAAAATGAATGTTTGAAAGTCCGGCACCTCTCACCTCAACCAAGCTTTGATCTTTGTGAGATCTGAAATATGTCTTCACTTTGTCAGCATTTTTCATGTATAGCTCACCAATAAAAGCAGAAACTTGCTCTGGAGAAGCTTGGCCAAGCATTGTATATTGATCAATATACTTATATGGATAAGCTTTCATCATACCTTTTCTTGCAGTAACAGTAGTTCTGACCGGCTTTCCATAAGAAGTATATCCAGTATCTACGTAGGTGCTTTCAAGTCTTTTTTGTGGACCCTGCTTAAATGACGTGATAATATTTATTACCTTTACTATATAGGAATCTTCTCCATAAAAAGATAAATAATAAGCTCCAATATCAGGCGCTTTTCTAATCTCTCCCCAAATCGTTTTAGAGGGATCATTTTTGCTTTTTGTTTTTATTCTTTTTATAATAGAAGACTTTGAAAATGAATTTGCTATAATTTTGTTTAATTCACTGTTTCTTGTCTTATCGAATGACTCACCGCCTATACTTACATTGTCTCTAAAATATTTTCTTGCCGAAGTAGATACATGTATTGGCATTCCGGAGCCTGAGGTATCCGTGATTCCAGATGCTTCCAATGCTGATTTTTTTCGAATCATAAAAAAAATAAAGCCCCAACTTTGTGGGGCTTTATTAGTATTTTTTTCTTTTAATTTTATTCTTCGTCTTCTTCTGCTAGATAAGCACAAGTAAGAAGGAAATCTTCTTCCGTCTTAAGACTCAAAGATTTTGGCGCCTTCTTGTATCCGATCTTTACCATCTTTACTTCTTCATTTTGCAGGTGATTTGAAATCAAAGACTTTTGAATGCCATGAATTGCGCCATCCATTGAGATGGTAAGAGATGAAATAAGAGATTCGGAAGGCTCAAAGCCAAGATGGTTCTTGTGAAGTGGCTTTGAAAAATAGACGATTTCGCCAGACATTTATTTGTTCTCCGAATTTTGCATCATTCGATTGGCAACAATTTCTCTCGCCCTAGAATGAATCGTGCCTGCCATAAATGGAAGATATTTGAAATCCAAGTGATCTGCAAGATGCTTAGCGATTACCGAGTGATTTGTATCTACGATTTGAGGTAGGATCTCTGTAAATCCTGGCTTGTTCTTTTGGGTTGAGATTATAAGGGAGATTGCCTGAAGAGATGTATTTTCACTCTGATCGGAGCGAATCTTTCGTGCAATTTTTTTAGTCAACAATCCACAGTTGATAGCTTCATTGTAAAAGGCCAATCGACCTGCGGCACAAAAATTCTTGCTAAAATTTGTATCTTCAATAACACTAACTACTTGCTCTCCAACCTTTTCGCAAGAAAAGCGAAGGATGACTGATTCAATTTCTCCAAAGTATTCGATTTTCTTATCCTTAAACCTTCCGTCAAAGACGAGACTCCAGTTCAAATTAGAATCTTTTCGGGTCGAACAAAGAATTGCGTTGTATTCTTGTGCTGACAGCCGCCCCCTACTATTCCACCTTCCGGTAGTACAGCGGTAAGGATCGTTTAGAACGCCCCCCGCAACACTAAAACAATCTTGATAAAATCGGTCCCAATCTTGAGAGGTATGATCTTCAAGAAGATTTTGGTTGTAACAGTATTCTAGATAGCTCTTTGAGAATACTGAAAAATGAGACTTTGAAACATACGAATCGATTATACCAGACTTGTGAATTCTGTGCCTAACCTCATTCAAACCATCACTTGAAAAGCAGGTCTTGATATCTTCTTCACTTACATTTCCGCAAAAAATTTTGTGAATCATTTGCGAGATCATGGACTCCAGACTAATTGAGTTTTCAAAGCTCGAACTCAAAGCAGCTTTTAGATCAAGCATTTTGAGAAATCCAGTCCATAAGTTCCTTCTCATGATTCTTAATGATGAGAAGCTTTGTTTGATCAGAAGACTTTTCCCAAAATGGGTGAAGATCCGAAAGAGGTAGCTTACAAAACTCTAGAATGATTTGCTCTGGAGGATTGCCAGAATAGCGATTTTGATTCTGAGTATTAATCGCGAAAATAATCAAATCATTGAAAATCTGCTGCCTTGTCATAAAAAACCCCCTGGGAGATTGTCTTGCTGCGCTTCGAATTGCGCTAAAACAAGATAACCACCCAGGGGGCCAGCGTCAAGGATTTCCTATTTTTTTATTTGTTCAAGTTCAGTCATATCTTCAAATATACAAACTTCCGTTGTAAGTAATGTACCTACCGCAGAAACAGCGTGCTGAACTCCCATCTTAACTACCTTAACAGGATCTATAATCCCTCGATCCATCATATCTGGAATAAACTCGCCTCTAAGGGCATCAAAGCCGCAAAATCCTCCGGACTCCCTAATCTTCTGCTGAGCTTCGAAGTGCTCGAACCCAGCATTACTCATAATTTGCCTGAACGGCTCTTTTAAAGCATCCCTTAGAATCCTCAGTCCCGCCAACTCTTCTGGTAAAAATTTCTTCACCTCGTCTGAAGAAATAAAAGAACTTAGCGAATCTGAGGCCTGAATTAGGGCCGAACCGCCGCCAGGAACAATTCCCATTTCAATAGCTGCACGAACGGCATTTAGAGCGTCTTCCACTCTATCTTTGCGCTCTCTCATCTCGCTCTCTGTTGCGCCGCCAACCCTGAAGATTGCCGCTCCTCCGGAAAGTTTTGATATTCGTTCTTTTACAGATGATGCCTGAACATCAAAAAGCTCTCTTGACCCAAGCTGTTCTTTTAGCGCCGAGATTCTCGACTGAATAGAGCTCCTACTTCCCGCACCATCGATAATGGTTGTGCTGTTTCTGCTGACAACAATTCGTCGGGCTCTACCCAAATCTTCTATTTCAACATTCTTTAGTGCCTGACCGGATTGATTGTCAAAGACCCTTCCTCCAAGGAGGATTGCGAGATCCTCAAGCATATCTCTCCTGGTATCACCAAAGCCTGGGGCCTTTATTGCGCAGCAGATTAGGCCAGCTTTTTGACGGTTCAGAACGAGAGTTGCCAGCGCCTCGCCATCGATATCTCTTGCTATGATTAGGAATGGTCTACCGACACCATGAACCTTTTGGATTATGGATAGAAAGTCTTGTGATGAAGATATCTTATCGTCGTAAAGAATAACGAAAGGATTCTCCAATTCACAATTCATTTTTTCAAGATTCAAAACAAATGCAGGAGATACGAAACCTCTAGCAAGCTGAATCCCTTCTGTGTAGGTAACCTGAGTTAGGCCTCCTGTTGAGTCCTCCACAGAAATTACTCCGTCCTCACCAACGGTGGATACGACTTCGCCAACAAGTGCGCCCAACTCCGAATCATTATTCGTTGATATTGTCGCAATACTCTTGAGGGAGTCTTCATCATTTACTGGTCTTGCGAGTTGGTCAAGGAATGAGATTACTCTACTAAGACCAATATCCATACCTCTCTTAAGAAGTACGGGGTTATGGCCAGCCGCAATCATCTTTATACCTTCATTAAAGATCGATTGAGCGAGAACTGTAGCTGTAGTTGTACCATCACCAGCAGCAGTGTTTGTTGCGGAGGCAACCGTCTTTATTAGCTGGGCACCCATATCCTTTACGGGATCTCTTAAATTTATAGATTTCGCAACCGTAACGCCATCCTTTGTGATTAGCGGTGGTCCATACTCCCTTTCTATTGCCGCATGACGACCTCTTGGACCAAGAGTTGCTTTAACTGCATTAGCCAAAACATTTACGCCGACCTGAATTTCAGATCTGGCATCAGCACCAAACTTGACTTCTTTAAACATTCTCTTCACTCTCCGTGTTTTCAATAAATATGTTACTATAAGATTTTTTTATTTTTTGATACAAAGAGGGATTGTTTATTAGGGCCTGAGACAGCGGATCCGTTCCGGCAAATGGATCTGCAACTACGAAGTTTTCACCCGATGCCTGTAGCAAAATATCTTCCCATATCTCCTTCGGCTTTGCAGACAGGTGGGTTCCGGTTGGTTTTCGATAAGAAAAGAGATTGCCCTTTTTTACAACAAACTTTGAGGGCTTTCCCTTTGATACATAAATTATGTATTCCACTTGGTTTCGCCAGTGATATCCCATGCCTATCGATTTCTTATCCCAAACAAGGATGTTCCTAAAAGTCCATCCCGACTTTTCCAAGCCATCCTTCGTGAAGAAAAGACCGTCTCGATTACAGAAGACATAAGC